TTTTTTTTTTTTTTTTTTTTTTTTTTTTTTTTTTTTTTTTTTTTTTTTTTTTTTTTTTTTTTTTTTATATACAGTAAACTGTTATTTATAACAGTAAATAATAAATTAATAACAGATAATATTTAATATTTAACTATTGATAATATTCTACCACTAAATATATTTAATACAGATACATTTCCATGTTTTTTGACATCTTGATTTAATTTGTTTTTATCAACTATGAATTCTATTTGTGAACCATCTAATGATGTTTTATTATCACCTATTGTATGTATGTCAGCTTTTTGATCTGCTTTAATTACATTAAAACTTTTATTTGTATCAAGTGTAATTTTAAATTTATCTCCTACTTTTCCATATGCTGACCCGAGAGCTACACAATAATAATTATCTATTTTCAATAATCCATTTTCATCTACTTTTGCTTTTCTTGTAAGTTCATATTGTAGTGAACTCCTATCTGTTATTGTTGTATATGGCATCCAACTTTTAAAATTTGATATATTTAAATTTATTTTACTTGTCACTTTATTATCAATAACACTTGTTTGTTTTTCATATAATTTTACTTTTTTATTTAACTCATTTACTTCATTTTCTTTTTCATTTTTATATTGAGAAAATTCTATGTTTTTATTGTTTATTTCATTATTTTTTCTTTTTAATTTATCATTTAAATTTTCTATTATTATCTCTTGTTCTACTATTTTTTCATCTAATTTTTTTATTTCTTTATCATATATATTACAAAATAATCCTGTTAAAAACATTGAAATTATCAATAATATTGTTAACAAATATATATATCTTTTTGTCTTTTTTAGTTTTTCTTCTTTCTTTTTTAATATTTTTCTCATCTCTACATTATAACTACTTTTAAAATTACTTAAATTACTCATATATTCCTCCTATTTTTCTAACTTTAAATTACGTAAGCTTTTTGGTAAAAAACCATATTTACTTATGCAAATTGCGTCAGCTATATCATCATCTCCTTTCGTGTCTATACCTAAATTATTTTTAACATATTCCAAAGTTTCTATTTTATTGTCAGTAATTGTCTTATATTTTCCTTTATTTTTTCCTTTTGTTATAAGTACTTGTTTCTTTTTTCCTTTTGAACTACCTACTATTTTACTTTTCCAACTTCTTGTGTCCACAGAATAAACATTAATATTATATTCATGTGCTAAATCAATAATATTGATAATTAGACCTGCTGTTGATTTGATATAATCAACGTTTAAAAATCCTTGGCTTCTTAGTCTTATTCTTTCAACTATAATGATTATTTTATTAGGATCAGATTTTACTTCTGATAAACTTTCTTCTATTAATTGTCTAATATTATTGATAATATATTTTCTTTTATCTGAGTTTATCTCAGAGGCTTGTGGTGATATATTACCGTATTTTATTATCTTATTATTTTTGCAAATTGACCAACCTGTATTTTTGTATGATTGATCTATACCTATACATATTTTACTTATCTTATTTCATCCCCTTTTATTTATTGAAAATAATCTAAAATTTTTCTAACCTCTTTAGCATGTTCTTTACATAAATACCATTTTTTTATTTGTTTCTTTGGTCTACCACAACCTTTTTCTGTGCTGTTTGGTACTCTTTTTGTAAACTCTATCTCTATATTTGCAAGTTTATTGCAACAATCACATTGATCAAATACAGTGCTATCTCTTACTATTTTATCATTTGCTCTTCTAACTGTAATTGTTTCATATTTAGGAGTTACTCTTGTCATTGATCTATCCTTTTACATTTCTTTAAATTAAAGCATGCACTTTTCATTGAACATTCACAAGCTCTTTTTGCTTTTGCATTTTTACAAATTCTTTGAGGTAAATCTCCTGAATCTAAAAACTCTTCTTTTGCTTCTTGTACATCAATTAGTCTTGAAATATATGGAAGAACTTCATGATAATTGAACTTTACTCTATACGTCATAAATTCTTGACTATTCTTGTCTTCTATTAATATGATACCATTTTCAATGCCTGTTAAAAACATGTAAAGTTGTATTTGTTTTCTTGCACTTGGATGTGGATTAATTGATTTTATTGCTGATTGATATGCATAAGTATTCATTGACTTATATTCCATGATATATGTTGTACCGTCAATTTCCACTATGCTATCAGGTGTATAGTAAATTTCATATTTTTCATTAAAACTTCTTGCTTCATTTTTTATTAATTTTATACTATTGCCTTTTTCTCCTGATAATTTTTCAATCATATTTTGCCATTTCTCATGTATTGATGTTCCTGCTGCAAATATCTGCAAAGCTTTTACAGGTAGCTCTTCCCCTTGGTCCATTTCAAATAATAAAGAAAGAACTTGCTCTCTTAAACAAAAATGATTGTCTGAGTCAATAATTGCTGATGCATGTAAGCCTTGTCTTTTTTCATCAAGATGTCTTGCATTTCTCATCAATACAAATAATTTTGAAAACTTTTGCTTTATTATCATATCATTAATACTTTTATCATTTAAACTTCCATTTTTTGCTTTTCTTAAATTGTCATTAAAACTCATTTACTTTCACCTTTTACCTTTTTTATATTTTTTAAACATATAATCATATAAAACTACATTATCATTATTTCTTTTTAATTTAATTTCTTTCTTTTCATTATGTATATCTATAATATATTTATTATATTTTATACAATCCATATGACAATGTAAATATCTTGCTTTGCAGTTTTTACATGGAGACTTGTTTTTATAGTTCTCAGGTTTATTGAAAATATTCAACATTATCCTTCTTTCTTTTCTTTTTGCTTCCTTCTATTCTCAGCCATTATCTCTTTTCTTATTGTCAACACATCATCATAACTTACATATCCTCTATCAAAAATCATTGGTATTTCACATTCACCAAATGGATTACAAATTTTTGATTTTTGCACTTTACATTTTGTAATAATGCCTATTTTTTGATTGTCCGAGCTATTTCTTGGATCTTTGTTTGGAACTTCTATCCAAGCTCTTCTACCTACTTGAACCCTTACACTACAATAAAATTTTAATGCTTTTCCACCTGGTGTATCAGTTTTTTCACCAAACATCAATGCATTCATTTTATCTCTTATTTGATTAATAAATACTATTGTTGTATTTGATTTTTCAACTTCTCTCTCAAGTACAGGTAATGCTTTATTTAAAAGTCTTGCCACTCCACCAATTCTATGTTCATTTTCAAGACTCTTATCTACTTTATCATAATCTTCTTTTGGCATTAAAGCTGGCACAGAGTCTACAACTATTAATGGGATTCCTACTTTTGTAAATTCCATTACTCTGTCAAGAGCATCTTCACCATATCTTGGCCTATAAACTAATAGTTGTTTTGGCTTATTACCAAATACTTTTGCTCTACTTGCATCAAATGTACCTTCAGCTGCAACATATAAAGCCATATCACATAAACTACAAAGGTGTAAACCTAAACTTGTTTTACCACTTGATTCTGGGCCATAAATTTCCATAATTCTTCCTTTTGGAATTCCACCACCAAGTATATAATCTAAGTCTTCTATATTTGTGCTAATTCTTGGTATATTCATATTTGCTTTTTTTGACCCTAAACTATAGATTGATCCTTCACCATTTTTATCTTCTATCTTTTTGCATAATTTCATTATCTCAAGTCTTTTTTTATCTTCCATTTACTAATCCTTTCACTAAATTACTAAATTGTTACTATATAATTATAACACATTTTTATTAAAATGTATATATAAAAAATAAGCCTCTGAATGAACTTTCTATCTTTTATTAGGTTTTTATAGACAATGTCTACTTAAAGCTAATACAGGTTCACTCAGAAGCTTCTGATTATATTATTAAACTCTACCCTCTACCATATAGAGCACTATTATATTTTTGACATCTACCAAAATATATTTTTTTATCAAACTCTAATGCTCCACTTTCTTTTAATGCTTCTAAAACTCTTTTGTTTACAACTCTTCTATATGGCTCCATTCTATCATAAAAATCATCATAGTCTTTAAATTTACCATTTTTGTTTCTTTCTTCTTCTATATATTGAGCAGCTTTTAAACCGACATTTTTTATTGTAGAAGTTCCTTCTCTTATGCAAACATCTCCATCTATTTTTGTTATCTTATGGTATGCTGCTCCATTTACATGAGGAAGTAAAATAACACAACCATCTTTTACAGCTTTTGAACTCAATCTTGGTACATCTTTTTCATTTGCATACTTTAATGTAACATACCAAAATTGTGTATTATAATAAATTTTGTAAAACATTTGTTCTATTGAAATCAATGCATATCCAACAGCATGACCTTTATTAAATGAATATACTAAAAGTTTATTAAAAATTTCTCTTGCTTCTTTTTCTTTTATCCCTTTTTTACTTGCACCTTCAACAAATTTATTCGTAAGCTTTTCTTCCTCTTGCATTTTTATTTCAAGTGCTTTTTCTGTCATACCTGAACCTGATTTTAAAAATTTCATTACTTTATCAGCTTCAGCCCATGTCATTCCACCAAGTTCAGTACATACTTTCATAATCTGTTCTTGATAAACGAATGTACCATAAGTATCATCTGCATATTGAAAAAATATATTATCTTTATGATCTTTTTCTTTTATACCATTTCTTACATTTTTCTTTTCATTTGCATATTCTTCTACCATACCTAATGATAATGGACCAGGTCTATTTAATGCACTTGCGGCAATTACATCTTGATAGCAATCACATTCAATTTCTTTTAGTATATTTTTTGCACCTTTTGCTTCAAATTGAAAAATACCATCTGTATTTGCTTTTCCAAATTCTTCATATATTTTTTCATCATTTAATAAATCGTAATTAAAATAATGATCACTATCAGTTATGTCTCTTAACTCTTTCATAATACTCATCGTTCTAAGACCAAGCATATCAAATTTAATTACATTAATATTTTCAATATCAACAAGATCATATGTAGTTGTGTACATATCTTTTGCTCTTCTCACTATTGATGTATAATTTAATATGTTTGAACCTGAAATTGCAACACCAGCTGCATGAGTACCAAAAAATCTTACTTTTTTATACAACTTACTAAAATGTTTTACAATATCATCATATTTGTTGTTATAATATTTTATTTCTTCATCATATTGAGCTTCATCATAATTAAATGAAGATGTTTCTTCATCTATATATTCTTTTACTTTATTCTTTATTGCTTTTTGAATTGATATAATTGCTTTATCTTTTTCACTTTTTTCAGGATCATCTTTATCAGCAAGTTTTAATCCACAAATTTTGAATAAATCATTTAATAAATTATCTACTTTGTATAATCCATATGAACATATTCTTGCTGCTTTACTTTCATACTTATTTACAAGATATTCAATGACCTCTCCTCTTCTACTTGTTTCGAAGTCCATATCAATATCTGGAAACTTTTTCTTATCTTTTCTTAAGAATCTTCTAAAGTCTAAATCAAAAATTATACTGTCCACATCTGTGATACCGAGAGCATAAGCAACTAAACTATTGCAAACCGACCCTCTTCCAGGTCCAACCTCAATACCAGAATCTCTTGCATATTGTACATAATCTTGAACCATTAAAAAATAATCTTCAAAACCATGATACTTTATTACTTCAAATTCTTCTTTACATCTATCGAGATATTGTTTATTATACTTTCCTCTTTTCTTTAAACCTTTAATTATATTTAATTTTAATAATTTTGTACTATTTATATTTTCATTAAAAACTGGTAAAGCTAATGGTAATTTTTCAAGAATTTCATCATCTACTTTTGAAGATATTTCATCTAAATTTTTTATGCATGTCTTTGCAAATTTCTTTGCTTCTATTTCATCTACAAATAATTCACTATCATCACCATGCATTTTTACAAATCTTTTTATTAATTCTTTTTTTGTTGGCATATATCTTTCTTCATATTGAGCACCAAAATCTTTATGACCTGCAATATCATGCATTTTTAAATATGTATCAAAATCATCTTTATTTATATAATGTGAATCTGATGTCAATATACATTTTATTTTTAATTTTTTTGCCAACTGCATTAATTTAATATTTACAACTTCCTGTAACCCTTTTTCTGTCAACTTATAAGGTTGAATCTCTATATAATAATCATCACCAAAAACATCTTTAAATCTTTTTGCAACATTATATGCTATATCATCTTTTCCTTTTGAAATTAAAGTTGAAATAGCTCCACCTATACAAGCTGATGTACAAATCAATCCTTCATGATTTTTTTCAAGCATATCAAAATCAATTATTGCTTTGTAATAAAAATTATCAAAATTTGCTTTTGTTACCAATTCATTAAGAACTCTATACCCTTTTAAATTCTTTACATATAAACATAAATGATATGATGTTCTTGTTTGTTTAAACTTTGGCATAAAATAAACTTCACAACCCATTATTGGCTTTACACCATTTTCTTTACATGAAAAATAATGAGTAACTAAACCTGACATATTGCCATGATCTGATATACCAAGAGCATCATATCCTATTTCTTTTGCATATTTAGCAACTTCACTTGTTTTACCAAATCCATCAAATGTACTAAATTCTGTATGTCTATGCAAATCAAGCATTTTCTTTCCACCTCTTTGTAAAATTTTTAGACCATTCAGGTGTTTTTATATTCCAAATTATAGAGTCATATTTTTTTCTTCTATACATTATCTCTTTCATTATCAATATAAGATACTCAAATTCTTGTTTATCATATAACATCTTACATATATTTTCCAAATCATTTTCACTTGTATCATTATCTAAATCATCAAATACAATTGGCAACAGATATTTGCATGCTTGATACTTAAATGATGAATAATCCAAAACATTATTTGTCTCAATTGGCTCACAAGTGTTTGACATTTCTTTAAGCATATTGTAATGATTTGAATATACATGCATACTTGTGGGATTATGCTCATACCATCCTAATTTAAGATTTAAAGTATTTGCTATAACTTGTTGTAAATTTGTAAACATAAATATATCATACGGTAATCCCCAGATTATATCATTACTTCTCATTGTTGTTATTGCATTCAACTTTTCATTTCTTACTATAAATTGAATACTTAATGTGCATGGTACATCTTTTGTATCTATATAAAAATCATTATTATATATTGATAATACAGCTTGTCTTGAATCTTTATCATTTTTAAGTTTGTTTATAATTTTTTTTATCATTGGAGCTATTCTTTTACCATATGCTCCGTATAAAGACTTACCATTATCAGAATAATTTATAATATTATTATTAAATTTACTAAAATATTTTACTTCTTTTGTTTCATTAAATAACATTAAGCTTTCTACTAAAGCATAAATTAGATTAAATTTTCTACTTTCATTATATGCAAGATTATTTTTAGGATTTAATAATCTAATTTTTGGAGCTAATATTTCTTTTGTTTCAATACCTTTTGGATAGACTTTTTCACCATTCATCAATAGCTCTCTACCTAAAGTCTTATATATTTCAGCAACACTATTTACTTCAATATACATATTTTTTCCTCCTTATTTTAATATTTTTTCTATTTCTTTTATTATTTCTTCACCTTTATAATTTTCATCATAATTTAGTTGATTTTTTATACTTTTTAAACATTTTTCAAAGTCTTCTTCATATTCAATATTTTTTACATTTTTAATTAATTCTATACCATAATCTTTATGAAAAAATGGTACAACATCATTATTTAAAGCTTCTATATATTTTGATGTTACCCACCCTTCATTTGATGGCATACATAAAGTATATTTTGCTCTTCTAAAAACTTTTATAAATTCATCATAATCTAAAACACCTTTATATTGTTTACCTAATTTTTTAATGTTTTCCTCTTTTAACCTGCCATACACCTGTACTTTATTTTCACCAAAAAAACTTGTTGCTATTTTTACATAATTTATGATATACTTTTCCCTATCATATATATCACTACTGGATGTAGATATGACCACTGAGAGATCTTTATCTATTTTTGGTGGTTTTATATTACTCATTATCATTAATCTCTCTAAAGGAAGATAATGTGTTCTAAATAATTTTGCATTTTCAGAAGATTGCAGGTAAACAACATAACTATTTGACAAAGCATATATTTTTTCAGGATATTTATTAAGTTGTACATTTTGCATTAAACATCTTGGATCTGTACTAAACATATACCATTTTGTTTTATTCTTCTTAGTTAAATATTTACATAATCTATCATCTTTATTATAAACACCTGCAAATATCAAACCAAAATCAAACTCATTACCATTTAATGCTTCTATTGTATCAATATGCTTTACATTACTATACTTTTTAATTCCGCTATCACAATCACCTAACATATAAAATTCTACATCACTAAAATTTTTGAATAACAAATCAAAAAACAAATATGCATCTAATCCACCATTCATATTGTTTCTTTTTGCCTCTTTACTATCTCTATCAAAAATTAATTTTTGACCTGCTTTTCCAACAAATACTTTTTTATGCATTTGCTTCAATCCTTTCTCTAAGCTCATTTGAGCTAAGCCCATGTTTTCTCTTATTGTAAATAATATCAATACCAAGATCAATACATTCTTTTTTGCCGGTGAAGTCTTTTCCTTTGTAATCTTCCCCTACAAATCTCATGTTTATTGGTAATGTTTTTAAAGCTAACAATAAGTCATCTTCTCCATCAAGAGGTATTACTTCATCGACTGACCTATGTGATACTACTTGACAATATCTTTCAAAAGAAGATTGAATTGGTTTATTCTTAAATGGCCTATCTTTTGTTGGATCTATAATTATTCCTACATATAAGTAGTCACAATACATTTTACATTCATCTAACATTACAACATGTCCTGCATGTAGTAAGTCACCTACAACTGATGTAAATCCTACTTTTTTATTTTCCAAGGAGCTCTTTAATTTGTTCTCCATTATATTCCTCCAGAATTGCAATCAATTTATTTACATTTTGCAATTGATCTTTATTATATCTTATAAGTCTTACAATATAATGATATGTTAAAGCTACCATTGCAAAAGCTACTTTTTTACCATATCTAACTTTTACATCTTTATAATATCTTTTTATATAAGACTTACTAATCTTCTTATCTGATATGCCAAAAATATTTTCGTAGCCTAAAAATGACATATACATTTTTGCTAAGTCCATTATATAAGTACTACAAAATATATTAAATTCTGAGTCAAGATATACAAGCCCATCTTTTGAATACAATATGTTGCTCATTATCATATCACCATGGGACATTGACTTATTTTCGTATAATGTACCTGAAACTGATCTTATTAATTTTTTTGCTTTGTCAACAAGCTTAACATCATTTAATCCATAGTATTCTTCTTTATCATTATTTACATTCAAATCTAATTTATGAAATAGATCTACAATGTCAACTCCAATTGTAAAATTATCTTTATTTTTTAACTTATTTATATCCTTAAAAAATAACTTTGAAAACAAATCATAATTACCATTGGCTACCAGATCAATTAGAGGTTTACCATCAACATACTCTATATATATTTTATTATTTAAGCTTGATATTATCTTTGGTGATCTTATATCATCAGGTTTATACTTTTCAAAATTTTTCATCCTTGTTCTTTTATAAAAGTCTGCAAACTTTAAAACATATTCACCAAACCTATATACTTTTTTACCACTTTTACCTGTATTAAACTCTTCAAACTTTGATTCTTTAAATCCTTTCACATTCATGCATCTATCATCAATGTAAAAATCTGCTATAGGCTTTCCAAAAATTAATTCACTATATTTAACATCATTTTCTTTAAGCCATTCTTTTAATATGCTTTCATTTTTTTCAATAGCTTTTTCTATATCACCATCACAAGATACCATACCTCTTGAAGTATATAATACTATTTTATTTCCCGAATCATATAATTTATTTATTTTCTCAATGACTTCTGCATCTGGAACCGAATTCTTATATTCTCTATTATTTGTATGGCATATAGTGTCATCTACATCAAATACAAATGTAAGATTTTCATTTTTATTCTTCATTTAACTCTTCCTTTTCTATAACCTTTAAAATGTAATCTAAATTTTCTTCTATTGTTTTATTTGTTGATACAATTACATATCTTAAACCGCTTTTTTGAATATAGTCTAAAAATTTAAATTGTATTCCTTCAAGACCATACTCTTTTTGAACATTTGGTAATTCTTCTTTTGAGTTATTTAGTCTACCTTCTATGTTTTCTATGCTTGAATATGTAAAAATAATCAAAGGATTCATTTCTTTTATTTTTTCAAGATATTTAAAATACATCTTTTCATTTTTTCTCTTATATATATCATTATATACAATTGATGAAATTATTCCTCTGTCTAATACCCAGTGCTTATAATCAGTAACTTCATTTAATTTTTTTATTAAAGTACTTTTACCTGTCTTATCAGCACCTTCAAAAATAATAAACATATTTACCCCTCATTCTTTACCCTTTCAAAATTTTCATCTATCTTTTCTTCTATGCTTTTATATATTTCTTCATATGTCATGCCTGAACTCATTGCTACATTCATAAGAACTATAAAGCAATCTGCAATTTCATTTCTCTTCTCTTTAAAGTCAAACTTTTTATTTCTATAATTTTTCCACCTTTTGTCAGACTCAAGAACTTCACCAAGTTCAGACAATAATTGAAGCATATGATATTTAAAAAGATATATATTATCTTCTGGAAGTACTACATTTTCAATATCATATTTTTCATTTCTTAATAAATTGTTTTGAAATTCAATTTGTTTTTTATAAAGGCTTTTCACTATTCATCATCCTCATCATAGTCTTCTTCATATTCATTTTCCATTTCTTCAATGTACTCATTATAATATGACATAAATTTTTTCTTTGTTATTTTACCAAAATCTTCAAAACTATCTACTTCATGATATTCAAAAAAGTCATCTTCATCAACATCATTTTCATCTAAAAACTCTTCCATATCTTCTATTGTCATATAATTTTTCTTTGTCTTACTTTTCTTCTTTTTATCATCAACACCTGGCATATCTTCATCAAGTTCCTTAAATTTTTTCTTTCTACTTTTCTTTACTTCTTCTTCATCAAAGTCTTCTTCATCAATATCATCAAAATCTTGATCTTTAGCATATTCATTAGGTAATGCAAAAGCTTTATCCAAAATCTTAAGAACTGCAGACTTTGTATATGGCTTTGCTTTTGTATTCCTAAACTTCTCCTTATCCATAGGTATTACTGAATAAGTTGTATTTTGTTGCTTACCTGACTTTGACAAAACATAATCTCTATCCATAATTGTTCCATAATTTTCATACATTGATAAAAAATTTGAAACAGGTGTACAATTGTTTACCGCAAATAGCATTATTTCAACCCTCTTTGTATCAAAATTATATATTGACCAAGCATATAATATTCTTGTTCTTAAGCTTTCTTCTCCACATAATGGACAAGTTTTTCCAAGCTCCTCTTGGCATATTGTATTTACACCTTTTTCAAATGAATCATGAAAAGTAAATTGATAGCCTTCACTAAATTCTTGCAAAAATCTTACTCTCACCTTACTATCATTTCTTACATAAAGTATCTTTTCTTTATTGCTTCCGGACTTAGCTACGCTTGTTTTAATAGAGTCAATAATGCCCATTATAATACCTCCTGCAATTCATTAAAATTATTTTTTATTTTATACATTTCTTTGCTTGTCATATCACCCATATCTTTTATATTCTTTGGATACGGGAATCTTACAACATCAAAGTATCTTTTTAAATACCTTGTCCCTTTTATACCACACTCATCATTATCAAGTGCTGATATTATTTTTTTAACACCTTGAGATTTTAACTTAACAATTTGTCTATCTGTAATTTTCCAGCCAAGTATTGCAGCAACTTTTTTTATTCCTAATTGCTTAGCTTTCATCATATCAAAATATCCTTCAACAAGCATTACAACTTCTGAATCCTTATAATTTCCAGCTAATGTTGTTCTTCTCCTAAAACCTTTATTATAAAGATATTTTCTTTGCTTTGCTACAACAGGATCAAAAGTTCTACATACCCATCCTTTAAACTTTCCATTATCTAAAATTGGGAAAATTATTTGATACACATCTTTATATGTATTTTTTGCACCAAATGAATTTAAAGTACTTTTCCTATATCCTCTATATATCATATAATCAAGTGCTTCATTATCTTCATTTGTCCAGTCTACTTTTTTTAGTCCGCCATAATAATCTTTTGCTTCCAATAAGCATTGCCTATAATAAGCAAGATCTTTCTTTTGAACTCCTTTCCTAATTATTGCACCATTTTCTTCTTTTTTTAATTCATCTCTTACTAACTTATTATATGACATCAACATTTTTAATTCATTTGTTTCACCTTTTAACATTTGCATTTTTTTATAAAATTTAAATGCATCTCCACCTTCCTGGCAACCGAAGCAAAACCAAAAATCTTTTTCAATGTCAATTTTTAAACTTGGATTTACATCACCATGAAAAGGACAAATTATTTTTTCATCATATTGAATGCCATAATAATCTAATACTTTTAAAAGTTTACTCATGCTATTCTTCCATTTGCTTCACTTTTAAATACTCATTTTCTTTTATGTTATAACAATCATTAATTTTTACTAAATCTATTCCACCTATTTCATACAAATTTTGTAATTTTTTTGTATTTACTTTTTCTTTTATATCAAGGCAACTTATAATATCTTTTAATTTAACACCTTTTAATTTCATTATTTTTACAAATCTATCAAAATCAATTATTTCCACTTCCTTTTCCAATATTTCACTTTTTTGATCTTTTGTTATTTTTTTCTTTATCCTTTCAACATTATATTCAACTCTACCTGACCTAATTTTATTTATTTTAAATCTTTTATCATCTCCATACATTGCATCATATGAACTTATATCATTTTTATTCATAAAATCAATTATTTCTTCTTTTACATCTTTTAGCTCATTTTCACATGCATTTAATTCATCTTGTAAATCCAATAGCCTTTTTGTTTTCTTATTTAATATTAATTCACTCTTTTTATCTATCTCCTTCATTTTCGTCAATTCCCCATTCATCTAATTCTTCACTCTCTACTTTCCCTTCATTCACTCTATCTTCATCCTCTACAATATCAATTCCTTTAAATGCACTCATTACAAACTTTGGCCAAAATCCTTTATTATTTACCCATTGAACTAATACTTTATCAACAAAATGCTTTTGTCCATTTTTTGTCTGTACTTCTATTCTGGTTGCCCCAATTCTTGTTACTTTACCGGAATACATCTTAGCATCATTCTCATACATTCTAAATGCAATAAGATCTCCTACTTTAAGATTTTCAATAAACTCATTGTGCTTTTTCATTTTTACTCTTATTCTTCTCCTCTCTATTCTTCCTTATTTTGCTTAGATATTTCTTTGCATTGTTTTTAATATAAGTAAATAAAAAGTCCCATAGAAGCTTTATTAGAGCCTACATGGGACATAGTTATTACATACTTATATTACATATTTTGACTATTTCCTTCTAAGCTCAAAACTAAAACTTTAAATTATAAATTAATTATAACACATAAGTTAAAATTTGTAAACTATTTTTTAAAAATTTATTCTTCATCATCTAATCTTAAATCTAAAGTAAAATTCACATATTTATGAATCTTCATCCACTCTTCTTTTGATATGCCTCCACAATCATATTTTTCTTGCAAATTATAATAACACTGCTTTAAATACCTTTCATTATGCCAACCTTCAAATAACACCATTGTTGGCTTACTATTATTAAACTTATCAATTCCACTAATAAGATTGTCAATAAAATTACTTATAGAATTTTCTCTTACTTTATACCCTCTATTTTTCATTTCATTTACCACTAACATTGTATAGTGATTAAAATTATTATAATGATACTCTAATACTTTATTTACAAGTAAATGATTTGGTGTACCTTTGTTTGCTATATTCTTAGCTATACAACAACACTCACGCCACTGTGAAACAAGCTGTTTCATTGGCAAAACTTTAATTAAATATACATGCCATAATCTCATTACTAACCTCTTTCTCCTATTTTTTCAACTAATACTTGTCATCTATTCCTTATATTTATATTCTAACATAATATAATGTGTTTGTAAATAAAATCTTAAAAAACAAAGCAGAGAAATTAAATCCCTGCTTTAAAATAAATCATTTTCACATTAATCTTTATAACTAAACTCTTCATATTCTTTTTCTTTATATTTTGTATGAAGCATATTATCTATGTATCTAATGTGATGCCAGCTCCAATCACTATTCTCAAAATCTTGAATATACCTCTTACATTTTATAATTTCTCTTGTCACAGGTTCCAGTTCTTTTCTTAACATATGTGATTCATGTAAAAACTCATTCATTGTAAGAATATTTGCTATTTCAGCAATTGTGGCATACTTTTCAGTTTCATGCTCCAAATATGACTCAAGCATTTCCTTCACTGTATTTGATATTTTTGGCTTTTCAAACTTATCCCAATCAGGCATAACTTTTTCACCAAACATATCAATACAATAATGCTCTAACCTCATTTTTACTTCATTATCTTTTCTTGAAAAATATCTATGTAATCTTTTAAACCCTTGTAAACCTAACTTATGTGAATCTAAACTTGCATTCTCATGAAAATCACATCCGATAGCAAAAACATTAATTGCTCTCATTAATTGCTCATGTGGTAACTTTTCATTTGCACCTATTCTTCTTTCATCCATCTTTTCCTCCCATTCATTTTCATCATCTTCTTTATGATGTTCATAATGGTCTTTCTTTTCCTTTTCATCATCCTCTTTTACAACAGTTGGTCTTAAAGGAGAATTATTTTTTACCTCATTTTGCTTTGTAAGATTATAGTATCTCATTCCCATTTAATCCACCTCATACTTACTTAATATTTTATCAATCTTTTGTTCAATGCTTTTTAATCTTGCTTCATTTTTCTCCTGCTCTTCAATATGACCTTCATTTAAGCTCATATTAAAAAGGCTTGTGGTAATAGAGAATAAAGCAAGCATATCAAATACTTCTAAGCTATTCTTCATCATGCTAATTTGACAACCACAATATTTGCATTAGTCAAATTTGCCTGAACTCCATTATTTATGACAGTCAAATCAACATCATTATTTATACAATTACAAGAATTTAACACCTGCACAATTGTTGCAAACTTTAAATTTACAATTTCTGTATTTGCTGTCACTGTAGCGGTTGCTTCCGCTGATGGAACCAGAGCTCCATTATTTGTAAGTTGCATTGTAAGTGTACCACCAGCTGTAGCTACTGATGAAGCATCTGCATTAAATTCAACAAGATATATTCCTGGCTTATTTAATGACACAGTACCTCCACCGGCTGCATGGGAAATTGAACAACCTGTAAATGGTGCATTATTATTAAACACAACAACACTTTGTGCATTCACTGTCTGTGATGCTCTTGTAAAAGCATTCAAAGCACTCTTTTGATATCTTATATCACAAGTCATTTTTGTACCTCCTATAACAAAAAAGGCAGATGACATTACATCACCCGCCTAAAAATTAAATGATGTAACTATACATTAAAAATATTCACTTTAGCATCCGCAACCGCATCCGCAATCACGACCATATCCAAATAATCTACTATTTGCAGATTCATATGGACTACATGTAATATAAGCTGGTCTACTGCACGGTCTAAGCTCATCAACTAAATTTGCTGTCTGTGCTTGCTGGGAAAGCTGGAAGTTTGCAGTCATAAGCTCTCTATCTCTTGCTTCAAGCCTATCTCTAAGATCCTGCATTGTATTTGCATTAATTAAAGCTCTTGTTGCTTCGCCTTCTGCATGAATTGCTGTAGTTATATCACAAGTATTCTTAGCTGCTTCATATCTTACAGCATCAATATTTCTGTTTGTGTCACAGCAGCAATTCTGCATTTGGTAACCAAGATTTGTTATGCCTGAATTTAATGTGCTAAATCCCTGGCACATATCTCTCTGTATGCCATTAAAACCCTGGAGCATTGTGGTATTTTGTGCATAAAATCCATCACAAAGACCATTCTGTACCCCTCTTATACCATTCTCAATTTGATTGAAATTAAATCCATCACAAAGCTCTGCTCTTGTAAGACCTGCTTGATATGCATCATTTCTTCCTCCAAAACCAAAGCCATTTCCACCCCATGCTAAAAGAATGAAAAGTAAAAATACCCATGTCCATGTTCCACCACCAAAATTACCATTGTTGCCACAAACATCATACACAGGTGTAGCTCCCATCATTTCTCCTGCCATTTTTTACCTCCTAAAAAAGATGAAAAAAGAAATAATTTATATTTATTAAATTGCACAATTTAATCAAAGTTTTATGCCCATACCTTTCGCCATATTTAAAAGCCCATCAAAATCTACCCCTACTTGCTTGCTTAAATTCATCACTATTTGTTTTATTTCTTCTTCACTTTTGCCATTAGTCATCTCCATTGCTCTTTCCATAGCAGGATTCCCCTGAAACATTTGTGACATCATTGCTTGCGGATTCTGAGCTTTTGACAGCTGTGAAAGAATTTGTAAAGGATTGAACATATCTTACAACCTCACTTTCAAGTTTATTTATCTTACCCTCAAGAACATTTATTTTATTTCTTAATTCATTCTCAATTTCATTAGCACCTTGATTAGCTTGATTGCTCTGCTGCATATTCATTGGGTTAACAAGTTCATAAGTTCTAATTGAAGCTGTGCCGTCCATATTTATTTGCTTTGTATATATTTTTCCACTTGCATAATCTGGGAATATAAAAACAGATCCATCAAGATCTATCATGCTTGCTTTAGCTTCATCAAAACTTGTTACAGGTCTTCCTTTTAAAACTAAATTATTTTGTTGAGGTTGCTGATTATTTCCAAAGAATTGATTCTCCATTGACTGCAATCTATTTTGCTGACTTAACATAGGATTCTGCATATATGGATTTCCCATATAATAATTTGGATAATTATAATTTGCCAAAATAAAAAATCCTCCTTTCGTTTTGTATATTTTAATTTTAACAAAACAAAAAGAGGACTTAATAACCTTTAAATATTAAATTTTAAATCTTTTTATAACTCATATAAATAATCAGCTATCATTTGCAATTTTATTGGCATCAATTCATATTGTTCAAGTATAATGTCTTCAAGAACTCTTCTTGATTTAGCCAATAAATTATTTGTAGATTCTTTTGTGTATCCAAGCTCATTAGCAATCTCAACTAATGACATTTCTTCAACATATCTTTTATATAAAATCTCCTTAGACTCTTTGTCAAGGCCAATCTCATTCAATAATATCTTTGTAGAATTTTTATTTAGCTTCTTTAATCTTTTAGCAAAACTTAAACTATTATCCATTATTACAATTTACCTCACATCTATAAAAATGTAAAATAAACTATATAATGTTGGCTAAAATTGCTGTCACTAATGCTGATATTATAACTGTTATTATTGTGTTTATCACAACTTCTTTTCTACTTTTATATTTTTTTGTAGGCTCTTCTAAAACTTCTTGAACTTTATTATTTAAAGAGCTTATTTCATCATCATTAATAATTTTTATTTTCTCTTCTCTTTCATCAATACTTTTATTTAGTTCCTTTAACGAACTATCTATATTTTTTACAACAATATCTATCAACTTCAAATCATTTTGAAATTCAAGTAACACATGATCTGATCCTTCAACTTTATTTTCAAGCTTTACCACTCTATTGCTAAGATCTTTTATCTTTTCTCCTAAACTTTCCATCATCAAATTTATTTTTTGCCTAAATAAAATAAAGTCTTCATGATCTTGCATTACACTCTCCTTAAACTTTTATTAATCAAACATCTAATGCTTCCTTTATCATTTTCACAGCTTCTTCTCTTGTTACATATGACATATATCTCTTATTCCCGTCAGGATCACCTGTAATTACACCATTTTCCTCAGCCCACTTTCTATATTCTAATGACCAGCTATTCGGTTCTTTCTTTGATAACTCTTCAAGATATTCATTCATCATTTTATTAAACTCCTGCTGTGTCACAATATCATCCTCCTCTTTACCTTTATATTTTTCATACAGCTTTCCAAGACCAAAATTGCTTACAACATTCGATCCTGAATTTTTCCATCTTACTTTATACCCTCTTGTATCAACATGCACAAATGTTGTATACAAACCACACCCTGTGTTTGGAAAGAACTCTTCTATTAAAGAAGCTACAGCTTTTGGTGGAACATTGCTAACACTTATATCACATGCTGTGCCTTTTACATGTTGTGAATATTTTGCACCACCAACAAGTGAATTATAACTTTCAGTTCTATAAGCAGAATTTATTGCGACTGGTGCTTTAAAATAATCTCTTATACTTTGTAGCATATTCACAGTCTCTGTTGATATCAATATTTTATCGCTTCCGTCATTACATTTAAATTCTTTAACTTTAAAATTCTTTGTTATATTTTTTTCACCATCTTTTTTTAGGCTATAAGTTTTAACACTCATTTCAACACCTCTTTTATTTTTAGCAAAAATTAGTAGCCACAAAAGTAGCTACTAAACAATCTTGCCAACAATTATAATTTACCTTACCATAACTTTAACATTTTACATATTTTTCTAACTTCTTTGAATTTTCTATTTCATCTATTTTTATTATAACACATTTATAATTCTTTGTAAATATATTTTTTAAATTTTCATAATCATCAATATGCAACCCAATGACCTTGATCCCATCCTTTAAAGAACTCATTATCCATATCAAATGCAAATATTGCATTTTCTCCAAACATGTAAATATATTGTACACCTGCAGGTCTCGGAACAATCAAACCTGCAAACAACATGCTAATTTGATTTTTTGTCATTCCTTCTGACATCACAATAATTAAGCATGACATGTCAAGATTATCTATTAAATTTAATCTTATATTTGGAAAAAGATTATTCCAAATTTCATATATATTTTCCCTTGAACCATCCCAATGATTCCTTGCTATTGTTGCTTTTATTAAAAATCTATAATCATCATCATTTAAAACTTGTGTACCATCATCCAATACAAAATCAACTCTTCTTTCTATGCCTATTATTTCACCTATAATATCAAGTTGATCTCCTATTGCAAATTCTAAATCAAAAAAATACTCATTATTTGATATACATTCTGCTGTGTCAAAAAGTGGCTTTAATATTGATGATACAAAACTAACATATTTTTCTTTCATTCTATGTTCTGACGTAATTATATTTAAGTATTTTTCTTCTTCCAAAACATCAGATATCATTTAATCACTCTCATTCTTTGTTATTGTTATCAATGAAACATCTGTTGTCAATAATTGAAGCATTGTTGGTGCTACTTTCATTCCTCCATTAATTGATACAGAATTTATAAAAAAAGAAGGTGATGAAATATCACCTGAAGCAGACAAAATTGGATAATATAAATTTGATGCATATAATGTTTGACCTATATCAATATCTGCAAATTCATTTAGTATATTTTCTTTTATTTCGTTTTCAACTGCATCTGTATAGTTTTCCAACTTTGTTATTGTTATAGCAATATTTACATTTTTATATTCTGGTCTAAAAAATGAAATTGTAAGTGTTTGGTTTGATTCCGTCACTACATCAACTTTTGTTGTCCCATATGTATCAGTGCCAGGTGTTTTTCTTTTGAAAATTGCATTAGCTATTTCATTTTCATCACCACCCTCAACAACCAAAGAAATTGAATGGGGTGGTAACCCAAGATCATCATAAGCTGAAGTAAAATTCTCATACCCCTTTATTCTTATGACATTATCAAGTTCTTGTACTTTTGTTATAATACTTTCAAAATTTGTTAGAGCTGGACCAGATGCTGCCAACTCAAGCCTTTCTCTTAACTCACTATCAGTTTCGATATCTGAACCTACTGTAGCAGGATACTCATTTGTCACACTCTTCCATCCTGCTGTTGGTGTATTGATCTTGTTAATTGTACCTATAGGAGCTTGTATTGCACCACTTTCAACACAACTTGCATTTACTTTTATATTGCCTTCATCAGGTATTTCAAATTCTTTTTCAAGTTGCCATATATATCCATTTACATCAATTGCTGACCCATAACTAACTATTGTACCAGGATCACCTGTACATGTCAACAAAACTGTGCTTGAAGTGCCAACCTTTCTCTTTATCCCCATATAAGCAGCAATCTTATCTAAAGCTGTACCTATTGCTGTATCAGGACTATGAGAATTATAATCAAGTATCAAGCATTGGCATACATCATAAAATAACAAACTAAATGTTGACAAAAGTTGATAGTCTTGTGAATCTTCAGACAAATAAATATCATCACCATAAATTGATTTTGTCTTTTCAACAAAATAATCCAACACGTCTTGATATGATGGTATCTTTATACCTGAAGCATCTATTGTTGGTGGAAAATATGCCATTCATTTCACCTCTAAAAATTAATATTTAAATTTTCTATTTTTCCAAATTTAGTTTCAACATCACAATATAACATATATGTACGTGAAGCATTATCTATTTCACTCTTGAAATATGATATCGTTTCAACATTCTCAACTGATAATATTCTATCTCTTATTATCAGGTCTATAGCATTTTTTGACCCTTGCACTGCTCCTATCCCTAAAATTGACTCAAATAATGGTGTGCCTTCATTTACATCCTCCCACCACTCACCTTTTAGTAACTTTATTTTTGTAAGAATTGCCTGTGCAACAGCTTCATTATCTTTTAAAAAACCTTGCTCATTTAATCCAAAAATATAATCACCATTTTCATCCATTCTTCTATACTTCATTTTCATCACCTTACAAAATCATATCAGTTGTTGTATACACTTGATCACCAATAATTACTTGATGCTTATGATTGATTATATTTTTTTTATTGTAGTAAATGCCATCACTTTTTACTTCAAACTCATTTTCACCATATCTTAATTTTAAAGATTCTTCACTTATTTGAGTTATTTTTTTTGGCTGTGACATTTGGCATGGTAAACAAAAACAATCAGACAAGTCATGCCTTCTCTCTTCAAATTGTGATTGAATTCCGCCTGACTGCCACCATGAATCTATGCATGTGTCTGCGAAAAATAATAGGCATTCATCATTCACACTAATTGGAAATGTTATACTTGCATCCTTACTACTAAGATATACCAATGGAACATCAAATATTTCAGGCAATTTAAATTCTTTCACTTCTTGAGTACCAAACTTAATGTTTTCTTTTATTACAGGCTGCACAACAACTGTCATTTCATCATAATTTATACTCTTTATAATAGCTGGACAGCAGCATCTTAAAGAAAACATTATTTGTTTCCTCAATTCTTGCAAAATTTGTAAATCACCACCTGCAAGCTCACTTACACCAAATAAAGATTTGTCTGTATAATCACCAAAAGTTGTACTCTTCTCAGCCATTTTTTACCTCGTCACCTTACTTAATGTTCTTACACTTTTTATCATTCCCGTAAAGCCTGCATATGAACAATCACCTGTTTTTGCAACTTTAGGGCTACCTTTTTTTAATTGATTCTTATCAACTATAAATTCTATTTGAGAGCCATCATGAACACAATACTTGTGTAAAGCATCAGTATCTCTATCAGCTTTTGAATCACCTATAAAAGCATAAAATGTTTTTCCACCAGTTAAAGTTATTTGTAACTTTGTACCTGTGTACCCATAATATGTACCCATTGCAACCATATAGTAAGGTGCATTAGAATAGCTATCAGCAATCCTTCTTCTAAAACCCTTTGAATCTGTATAAGTACGACCATCATGTTGATATTTATATTGCATTGATGACTTTGATGATAAACTTGTCCAGTACTCAAATGATTTAAAAGAAGTTGCTCCTCCTGCTCCAGAACTACCATATGATTCTATATTATAAGTATCACCATTTCCGGTAGAGTCAGTAAAACCTGATTCTCCTACAAGACCAGCTATTATTTGAGGTATTGCACCTGCTTGATTTGTAGCTGTACAATCTACATACCAATTCTGCCCCCTTGTATCACCAGAAAAATCAACTTTTATAATCCTATATAATTGATCTTGGTCTAATGTGTACACTAATGAATTTCCATCTGAGTATTCTTGTTCAACTATTTGATAATTTGGAATGTTTACGAGGCTATATAAAGTTATTCTTGGATTTATTAGGCATTGAAATGTAATACCTTCTGCATTTTGTTGTGGGCTACCTATTAAACCTGAAGAACTATCTAAGTATATTAATTGATTTTCTGGTATGTCATTTGCACTTACCAAATTCACTTTGCCTGAATCAGTATAAAAATTTGCATTAGAAGTTGCAGCTAATTGATCAAGAAAATCTCTTGACTTACCAAAAACAACTTTTCCTCTAATATATTTTGCTTTATTAAATGATGATGAAATTGAATTCAATTCAACAGGATTTGTTGATACATTACAAATATTTTTTGCAACATCTCTCTTTGACATTCCTCTTGTCATAGTATAACTTATGAATCCACTATTTAAAAATCTTTCACAATCCATTGTTACAAGAGTTAAGTAATAGTTAACACCATTTTCAACACCTCTTATACCTTGAATTACATCACCATCATATATTAATCCGAATAAGCCTTCATAACCTGCTTCTATTGTGACTCTATTACAATTTACCATCAAATCATTTTCAGTTTCTGTATTTAAGTTATAAATTGTAACAGTTCCAGTATTTGCTTCCCTTGTTAGAGACTTAGAAACTTCAAATGTAACATGCAAATCTGACACATCAAACCCTGTGCCATCTTCTCTAAACACCATTATGCGATATTTTCTTCCATACAAATAGTTCCCTGTTTCAGCTTTACTACTTTCATCAACAGTTATTTTTTCATATGTATATTCATATGTGTCAGAAAATGACATTCCTCCACCATAGCCTCCATGCATCAAACCTGTATTCTCAACATAAGGTTGTGGATCAAGTATATATGTCAAGTTACCTCTCACTGACCAAAAACTGCTGTATGGTACATTTCTTATCTCAAAATGTAAATGGGAACCTGTTGATCTTCCTGTGCTTCCCATTTTTCCTATCACATCACCTGGGTTCACAAAGTTTCCTACAGAAACCCCAAAAGCACTTAGATGAGCATATAGTGTACAAAACTTATACCTTTGGTGTTCAATGATTACATAATTCCCATACCCATCTGCGTCATATCCTGTGTACTTAACAACACCGCCTTGTGCTGCATAAATATTACTTCCCATTCTTCCAGGCATATCAAGACCATAATGAAAGCTACTTCCTCTTTTTCCAAATTTTGAAGATACTGAATAAGATTCAACAGGAACACATCTTAAAACTACTGCCATTTCTCAACTTCACCTTCACTAAAGTATTTAACATCAGTATCTGCCCATATTAATTTAAACTCTTCACCAAGTTGCTTTTCATTTGGTATATCTTCACTTACATTTATAGCCTTCACTATCATCATACTTCCTAACTTTTTATATCCAAATTGCTTTAATAAATTACCAGATGTCAATATGCTCCCACCTGTAACAAGAGGAATATTTGATATTAAAACATTTTGAAAAGTATCTAATATTGTCATATTCCAATATCCACAAACTTCACTATAATTAAATTTTAAAAAATAAAAATGTTTTTGCTCATCAAACTTAACCTCTACTCTTACTATCTGATTTGGAAGTGATTTTACTGGAATATTGCTTATCATTTTCACTAACCTCTTGATTTACCCATTATCATATATAACAAACTTTCATCAGTTAAATCTTCTGCTTGAATTGTTCCTGAATTATTTGTAGTAGTCGTCTGTTCTCTCTTACTTATTTTAACAGTCTTCTCTGAAGCAACAAGTAATTCTTGCATTGTTACTGTACATTTTAATCCATTTAAATTTTGCAAATCATCTTGCACAGAGAGACCTGTTATCATCATATTTTGATATGTCTCAAGCCTTGTATGTACTTGAAAAGCAAGTCTTTGCTTTTGTATTTCTCTCAATATTCTATAGGCAGCTGTTGATCTTGTATAACTTATACCTTGAAATTGAGCTTCCTTCATTCCTGACATTGCATCAGACATTTTCACTGTCATAGTAACTTCAACAGGTTCTATATATGCATGATCAGCAATAGATGCACCTTTCTGAACCTGATGTGATGTTACCACTGTATTCACAGAGTGTGAAACATCCAAAAAACCATCAAAAAAGTAACCTGCTATATTTGTTTTTACAAGTAGCAATTCTGAACCTGTTATGTTTTGCCAAGGTAAATTAATTGGCAATCCATTAGCCATTCTTTACCTCCTATCTTACAACAGAAGAAATATCTAACACTTCTAACATTCTCTTAGTTTGTTGATTTATTTTTCTTAATGTATTTTCATCAACACTTCCTTTTACATTTATGTTTTGCTCATACTTCATATTTGGTGAATAAGATGTGTTAGTATTCTTACTACTTTCATATTGATATTTTACTTCTGATTTTTTACTTTCACTTTCATCAGATGAACCAAAAAAACCTTTTATTTTTTCTTTTATCCAATTGTTAACTTTTTCATTTGCTTCATCTATTTCCTGATCTTTTTTCAAAATCCAATCAGGAATGCTACCTACTTTATACCCAAATTCATTTACACCTTTAAAAACATCCTTTAGCCATCCAAATGCACTATCAAAAGCATCAAACAACCATTCAAAAAATGGGCCTAAACTATCCATAATATAATCAACCGCCCATTCTATTTTTTCAAATAACCATTCAAACTTATCTTTTGCTTTTTCTATAAAATCTTCTACTTTCTTCCAACTATCACCAAAATAAGATTTTCCACCTCTTTGCCATGTCATATAATCATCAATCAAGAGTATGATTGCAGACAAGCCAGCTAAAATTATTGTTAAAACAGGATTAATTGCTAAAAGTATTGCACTTATTATTCCTATAAAAACTTTAAAAGTAGATGGAAACTTTTTCATAAAATTGTATATTCCACCTATTAGCTTTGCACCTAAACTTATAACATAACCAATTGCTTTTCCAACTCTATAAATATAATATAAAACCTTAGCTATAGCTGCTGCAATTTTTGGTAGATTTTCTTGCAAAAACTTATTTACACTTGCAAGCTTATTTTGCATATTATCTAAATCAACACCTAAATATTTAAGAAAGTAATATACTATTTGTCTTATTCCATTTTTAGCTATCACTTGCATTTTATCAAATTCAAAAGTAACATCTCTAACTTTTTTTAACATACTATCTAATTCTTTTGGAGCAGCTGTTTGCTTACCTAACTCAACAAGTTCACTAAATCTATTTGTTAACTCCGGATTCCTTGCTATTGTTGAAAGCTCATTCATAGAGTATCCTAAACTTTCAACAGCATTTTGTGTTACTCTATATGCATCAACATTCATCCACATTGAATTTGCAGCATTTTGAGTAGCTATATCAGCTTCAGCAACAGAAGTAGTAAACTTACCTACAGCTACCACTGCTGAAGCAATCATTGTCACAATACCTGCTGTGCCTTTTCCGAGGCTTGTCGACATCTTTGAAACTAATGAAGAAATTTTACCTTCTCCAAGCTTAACTACATCAAGAGCATCTGATAATTTATTCCTGTCAACATTAAAACCAAGTGATACCAAATACTCCTTCATGACATTTCTTAAAGCCATACAATATTACCTCTTATCTAAAATTGTTCATAGAATTTTTCAAACTATTCATTTCATTACTTGCTTCAATTTCTTTCATTTGATTTTCAAAAAACAATTTTTCATTCATATTTTTAATTGTCATGGCTTCATGAATATCAAGTAAATCTGTAATAATATAAGTGCCATCCCATAATTCACATTGCTTCCAAAGCTTTGCTAACACAGGCATATAAAGAATCATATCTATATTTTCTGAAGTATAATGATCTAACAATAATTCATTGCTTGAGTTTCCTGAGCCATTCCCTCTTGCTTCTTTTCTTTCATTTCGTTCATCATCTTTTGTGCATCCTCCAGAAGACCTAACTTTTGGAGGATTTCTAAGAAAAAATCTTTGTAATTTACCTCTATTACTTTAAGTAATAAAAACCCTACAAGAAACATATTCTCTTCCATGTCCAGCACACCAAAATCACCATTTTCTTGTATTACCGGAACATCTCCACTTTTTAACTTTTCATACACATTTTTCATTAATCTTTTTTGAAATACAACAAACTCATCTATTGACATTTCTTTTTTGGAAACGCTATTTGTCATAGACAATATCTTATCAATACCTGCACCTGAATCATTCAAAAAAGAAAGCAAATCAATTGGTAAAGCTTTTGTTAAAATTTCTTTCAACACAGCAATGCCCTCAAATGGAGACATCTTTTTAATCACAAATGTTCTATCTTCATAAGTTACAATTTCTTTTATTTTTCTTTCCATTTTTTCACCTTTTTGCTATTTTCATTTTCTAAATTGTATTTTGTGTTACATCAGCAAACAAAAAGTTCCATGTAATATTACCAGCTGTTTGTTCAAATGACTTATCCGGCAATTTTACTATACTTCCACCATTCATAATGTCTTGATCACCAGTTTGCTTACTTGTTATTACAGCTTTTATCAAAGACCATTCTGATGTAGCTGCACTTTCTAAATAATTATACCATTTTCTTAAATTATTATTTAAATCAGATGTTTGTTGAGCTGTTACTGCAAGAGTACCTGTTCTATCTTTTATCTTTGAAACAACCGGTGTTCCATCTGAAGCAACTTCAATAGATGATCTATCGGTTCTCATGCTAACTTGTATCGTTCCAAGACCCATACCATTTGTTGATATTTGACCTAATGAAGGATGAGACAAGGTTAAGTTTACATCAGAAAATGAATAAGTTTTCACAGACATTTTTATCACATCCTCCTTTATCTGCTAATATTTATACCAAGTGTAATATATTCAATTGCACCAGCAAGCTTTATGCAAATGTAGCAATTAGGTGCAATTCTATCAACTCTATCACTGCCACTTTGAGTATTAATATCATCAAATAATATTAAGTATCCTTGTGAAAGTGTATCACCATACTCAAGTGAAAGAATTGAGTTTCCAAGCCAAGTACCTGGTTGTATAAATTCTATATCAACATAATTATCAAGAACTTGTGATATTGATGATGTTAAGATATTAATTCCTAAATCAGTTTGTGGTACTTTTGGATTATTTACGAGTGTATTCATTAATTCATTTCTTAAATCGTTTACCAACATATCAATATAATACACTTCATCAAATCTATCACCATTTAGCATTGTACCTTGTCTAAACAGGCTATAATAATAACCTTGCTTTACATACACATTTACATTATTATTAAGTATTTTCTTTAAGTCTACATAAGACATTTCATTAGCATCAATACCTTTTATTGCTTTGTAAGCCAAAGTAAATGCTTTATTCACTTTTTTATTGTATCCAAGGCTATAACCTATTATACCTGAAATTGCTGTTTTGCCAGCATTTGAATCACTTATATCTCTTTGCACAATTGTCTTTTGATAATTTCCTGATGCAAGTTCTTCAATAATATTATCATATTCAGTTACATTTTTATCAAGATTTAAACAAAATATTGTTTCAGGTGATGTAGACTCGACATACGAACAAACTGCTTTTATATCACTTTTTTCCATTGTGTTAACTAATGAGTCCAAAATTATTAAAGCATACCATTCATAATTAATTTGTCTACATTCTGTTATTGCATCAACAAATTGTTCTGATGTATCTTTCTTACCCAAATATGCTTTTGATGGTGAAGGAGATTGTGCAAAATACAATTGTAAAGCCAAATACTCTGGTGATGTTGTTTCAAAACCAAGTGTAATTAATGTATCAAGATTATCTATTTCCTTTATTCTCTCTTCTTTTGTTACTTTTTCTGAATTAGTAATAAAAAGTGCAGAATTTAATGTTTTTCTATATGATACTACTGGGCTTAAAGTTACACTTATGTCAATAATATCATTTAAAGTTATATTATTTGCCAACTTTTTTCATCCTCCTTACTCATCATTTATTTTTACTTTTCTATCAAGACTTTCTTTTTCAGCTTTCAATTCTACATTCACCACTTCAACAAATGGTATTTCTTCAACAATTGCTGACTCAAGATAATAGCTTACTATTATTTCAACTCTTGCCCACCATTGATTATTTACTTCCTCATATAGCAATACTGCTTCAGGAACATCCAAAATTAATTTTATATCATACTTATCAAGAAAACTTTTTGCTGTGTAGCTAAATAGCTTATTCCTAAATTCATATGCTATATCTTGCACATCTTCATCACCATAAAAAACCCAATGTACATCTATCTGTCTCAATTGTGATCTTTTATATTTTATACTTTCATTTGTAACCTCTCTTACCTCTTCATTGATTTGTTTATTTGTTTCATTATCAGCATAATTAATCCATAGATAAGATACACCTTGTTTTATTTCTTGGAATGGTGCTGAATTTATTTGATATGCTAACCTAATAAGTTCTGATTCTCCATCATTATTCAAATCTATATTTCTTAATTTTGCAGTTAAATTTACAAATATATCCTGTAGCTCTTTATATTTTATAATTTCAGCCATTATGAAGCTCCAATCTTTGAAACTACAGCTTTTGTAAAGCCATAATCATCAGCATCCATAATTGCGACAACCTTATATTCATCACCATTATATACAACAATATCAGAGGTTCTATTTTCACCTTTTGACTTTTCGGAGCTTGTCATATATATTCTTTCTAAACTATGTATTGTTTTAGTTGTTTCATTTCTATCACCTTCAGGAATCATACTTAATGTCTTTTCATCAGATACTGAAACAACTGCATTTATTTTAAACACTTTTTCTTTTTGTGTAAATCTTCCATTTACATACTTTCCATCATAATGTCTTTTAATTGTTATTTGTTGAGTAAATTCTGGGCTTGCCACAATATCTGCAAGATTTAACCAAACTTTTGACATTTATATTTTACCTTTTATTTTTTATTTGAAACTACATAAGTTATTGACTTTCTAAGTTCACCTGTATCAATTAATGGATTTGACTTACCTTTCTTTGCTTTTATTGTTGAAGGTGCATTTGGTGGCCATCCATTTCTTGAATCTGTAAACCATGATCTAACTTTGTTTTGTACAAACATCCCTGTTTTCTTTAGCTCTTCAACACCTTTTTCTATTCCAAAATCAAAAAATGTTTTTAAGCTTTTTGACAACTTTTCATTTATCTTGTCACTTTCTGCTTCTATTGCAGGTTCTATAATGGGTCTTGGTGGTATATGATATGCAGGTGAACCATTTGTCATTAAATACATTTGGTGAGCTCTTTCTCTTGCATCACTAAAATTCATTCCATCATTTATTTGCTTTTGTATATTTTGTCTTACTATTTTTTTATCGACACCATGAGTATGTATGTATGCCAACTCTGCATTGCTTATTCTATTCTTACTTCTTCCTGAATTTTCATCAGGTATTCCAACAAGCAAATCATACCCTTCTATTTCATCTACTTTCTTTCTTAAATCAATATATTCTTTTACATTAATTTCACCAAAAGCAAGAGATCTTAAAGCATTGCCTTCAGTAAAGTTTTTCACTTTCTTATCTACTTCTAAGCCTATTGAATTTATCATATTTGATGCACTATTTTTTATTTCACTTTCAATAGACATATCATAACACCCACATTCCACCTTTAGACATTAATTTTGATATTGACACAAATTGATTCCCAAATGTTGTTAAATTGAATTGACCCCATCCTTCAACATTTTGCATTGCTAATGAAAAATCATATGAGACAGAAACATCGCCTACTGACTTAGAACTTACCAAACCTTTTGATTGGCCTGAGGAAATTACAGCAGCAGCTTCAGCATTTGAGTCCAAATAAGCCATCAAGTATACTGTACAAAAATGTGCCACAAATAAACACATACCTAATACCCATTGCTTTCCCCATCTCTCTACATTTACCACTTCATTAGCAAAATCAATGTACATTTTGACTATTCTATCTGGTAATTCTTCAAGTCCTTGAAATTGTGGATAAATAGCAAAAAAATCTTCTATCTTAAATGGGGGATTTTCACTTTTCTTTATATTAGTGGCTGTGCTTATTAAACCAATATCATTAAATACATATTTGTCATAACTCATCTAAAAAATCCCCCACATTTATATCTTAACCAATTAACTTATTAATATAATATTCCTTTGGCTTTTTACTTTCAACTTGTATACCTTTTTCTAAACAAAGATTATAAAGTTCCTTACTTGATTTTTCATGATATGTTTGAAGCTCATTATCATCTACATTAATTTCTTCCACATTCTTCTTCACAACTTCTTCATTGCTATCTAATGCTTTATCTATTTCATTTGATTTAACTTTTCCATTCATTTCAATTTCAGCAACATCAGCCCTGCTACCAATAAGCTTAATCTTCTTAGACTTTTCTAATGCCTTATACATAGCTGAATCTAACACCCAATCAGGTGCATAACTAAATTCAAATGCTCTTACCTTAAATTTTGTATTATAATCTTTTGGATGATTAAACACTGTTGTTTGATTACTAAAAATTTGTACCTGCCCTGTTTTCATTAATCTTTTCTCCTTTTACATAATTTGATAAAGAGGTGATTATATTTCAAACCACCTCAGTATTTCTAAATTTAAAGTTTATTAAATGCCATCCTTATATCTAATTGTTTCATAGTACATAATCTTAACCTGACCAATTTGGCCTGCATATGCTGTAAGATATGCCATTTGCTGTACATCAGGCTGAGTCATTACTCTTCCAAGCATTACAGGAATGTCTATTCTGACCTTTTCCTTTTCATTTACATAAGCAACCATTCTATTCTTGTCACTTGCACCTGCACCTGCACCTGTACACCATCTACAAGGATAAATCATAAGATCTCTTCCCTGATTCTTTGCAATATTATTTTCAAGTATATATTGAAGTATTGAAATATTACCAGCTTCAGAAACTTTTCTTGTTACAATGTAAGCATAATTAGATGGGTCAATAAGAATATGATTTGCCATGCCAGTTAAATCATATTCAGAGTCTTCCCACGTTTCAACAACAACACTATTAATATCTTCAAGAATTTCATCAGGAGTCTTCTTCTTCCATTCAGTAGCACCTTCTGCACCTGCTTGTGCCATTTCGTTTTCTACAAGCGGATGATTTACAAGACCATGAATATCTAATGAATCATATCCTTCATATGTCATTGTGTCAAGGTCTTTATTCCAATTTAATTTAATACCCTTATCAAGAATATCATCAAGGCTTCTTCCAACAGTCTTCAAAAGTTCATTATCAACAAATGGAACTCTAAGAATATTAGCCCACGAGAACACCTTGTAGTTATCTTTTGTGATATTTGCTTGCATCATTGGAATGTCATTCGTCTGACCACCTACTATTCCAGATGTTCCACTACCTGTGGTGGCATAATCAACAAAATAATTTGAAGTGTATTCACTCCAACCACCACCTGTATCAGCGACAATATCTCTCATCCATGTTACAGAAGTGAGTGGTTCATAAAGCTTTGGATCTCTCTTTTCAAGTTCTCCATTTAAAAATGCTAATCCTGAAGCAATTGCACTATCAGACATTCTTACTACAGGAGCATTATCAAATACTCTTTTTATTTGATTGTTTCCGTGAAACATTTATTTACCTCCATCTTTTTTTTAATTAAATAAGATTTCTTTCAAGAATTGTAATTTCTACTCCACCTTTACCATCAACATAACCTGTCGTAAATCTTGCTGGAATAGCAAAACCTTTTGTAGATGGATCTGTGGCATCAAACTTACCTGTTGCAAAATTAAAGTATACTTTTCCACCTGCTTTAGGTGTACCTGTACCCATCTCAACAATTATAGAACCTCTTACAAGAATATCACAACCCTTATTCTTTAAATATGCAGAAGCCTGCTGTGTATACTCTGTAGCTTGAACAACTTCAGCCACAGCAATACCTACAAACTTATCAACTGTATCAGTGGATTTTTCTAAATCCGTTTCACCTGTAACTGTAACATTTCTTACAGTATTATCATCATTTAAAAACACAGCTGCACCAAAATCAATTGCTTCACTTTCACCAGAAACAATTCTATTAGTTACAATTGCATCTCCATCTCTTGATATCTTACCAATATATCCTAAATTTAAAGCTTTTCCAATAACTGCACCTGGCATATTATTTTACCTCCTTCTTATAATGTGGATTGTACATTTCAGCAATCTTTGCCCCTATATCTTCATTGGTATTTTTATATGTACTATCACTTGTTCTTCCGCTTACAATCTTTGAATATACAGAAGAATTTTTCTTCTTTGCTTTAGCATCTTTTACCTGGTTTTTAAGAACTTTTGCTAAATTGTCAGATACTCTCTTTCTTTCCTTTTTATTTGGAATATAAGCAATAATAGGTTTTAAGACTCTCATTAATTCTATTGCAGAATCCTTTGTCTTTTCAACTTCATCCAATTCATAATCTTCATCCTTATTCATTTCTTCAGCCGGTTCTTCAATTGATTCAATCTCATCAATTTCAGCATCCTCAACTTCTTCTTCTAATTCTTCTTCTAATTCATCAAGTGATTCCATGCCTTCCTCATTTTCTTCAGCTTCCTCATCCTTTGTATAATTTGAAGCTAAAATAGAATAAAGAGCATCCTTTACACTTGATAAAGCTTCCTTTACTTCCTTCACATCTTCATCATTATTCATCTTTTCTTCTTCACTCTTTATCTGAGGTGCAGGTTGAACTTCTTTTTCTTCATCCTCAACCTTTTTCTCTTCAACAAGATCATACATAGCATCCATAATATCTTCAGGATCAGCATCCATTGCAACATGCTTTAAACCAACAGCCTGAAGAAACTCAGAAGTCTTTTGTCTTCTTGGTATTCTATAGGTTTTATTTTCACCCATTTTTTTGTTACCTCCCTTTAATTCATTTATCTTATTATCTTTTATAGCAACTCTACTTCCTGCTCTTCCTGCATTTACAAGAGCCACATGATTACCTATAATATTTTTTTGAGCATACCCATCTTTATAAGGCACATATTCACATTCATACCCACAAGATACTTCTCTTTTTTGCTTACTCTCTATTTCCTCTATTTGTGCTAAATTATAAACTATAATGTCTGCGAGCAATAAATCACTATCTCTTCCGACACCTCTTCTAACATTAGTTATTGTGCCCTTCCCATATGTTTGAAAATTCAAAGGTGTTACCCAATCATTTGGATGTTCATCAACAAATACTTTTCCTTCAAATGAAGCTATTGTCTTTGGATTAAAAACTTCTTCCTCTGTTCTATACACTTTTATTATTTCATCAGCTCTATCATCCAATCCTAATTCTTTTCCTAAATATTTTTGTACCCCTGTTCTTGCTATTGGCACATTATAACAAATTAAAAAATCTTCAGGAGTACGTTTCATATTAGGACTTATCTTTGAACCAAAATGTGCTTTAGCCAATTCATTATCACCCTCACTTTAATTATATTTTAATACAATTAATAAAAATTGTAAATAGTAAAGTTTGGGCTTCTTATGCTTACCATGAATATCACCTTACCTATTTACAATTTTTATCACTTTTTACTTTTTCATGTTTTATTAAAAATTCATTAAAAATTATATATTGATTTTTATTTATTTCTTTTATATTTTCTCTAAACTTATCTTCATATTGTCTTATTAATTCATTTCTTTCTTTTTTATCTATGCTATTATAATCTACATATCTTATCACTTCTAAAAATTCTTCAAATAATTCTCTATTTTTTAATTTTGACTTGTTAAGTATTTCTCTTGCTTTAATTGCATCTAAGCTATTTTCATATTTTTCAAAATAATTTTTAAACTTTAATTCATAATTTCTCTCCAATATTTCTTTATATGTATCATATTTTATATTTAATAATTTTACTATTTTTTCTTTATTGTCCATAGATTCTCACCTTTATTTACTTGTGCCCTGCAATCTATTAATAATTCCTTGATATATCAAACTATGATCATTTTCATCATTTGCTATTTCTACAAACTTTTTCCTGTCTTCATCAGGTGCAATTTCCAATAACATCAAATTAATTTCAACAGCATCATTTTCCATTTGTAAAGCTCTTGACAAAATTTCCTCATAATCCATACCATTATATTTACCTGACTCAGACGGCAAACCTTCATCTAATTTATTTTCTATTTCATTTTCATTCAAAACATTTAATTCTTCAATCATTTCATCTACATTTTTTTTTATTTTCTTTATTTCTTTTTTTGAAACTTTATTATTATTTATTTTATCCTCAAGTTCATCCAATTTATCAATCATTCCTAATATTTTTTCATCACTTGTTTTATTCATTTTTTGTTCAGAAAAACCTACAGGATTTTCATACTCACTATCTTTCTTCCACTTTTCATATAAACTTAAACCTTTTGCCATTTTTATACCTCTTTTAAATTTACTTCTATTAATCTTTTTCCGCTCGATAAAGTTTTTACTTTAAAATTTTTATCCTTTAAAATATACCTTGATGTTGTTGGATGCAGAACTTCATCTTCTATTGGAAATTCAGATAATTCTCTTATTGAAGTTCCTGATTTATTCTCGACATTAAATAATAAACATATTTCTTTTTCTTTATCCTTTGTGTCTGCAAAGCTAATAGAAATATTTCTATTTGAACTCCAACTTGATATGCCTTGCATATCCATTGTCTTACCTTTTTTTAAATTTTGTATAATTTCTGAAGCATCCTTTTCTGTAAGACTTAATCCTCTATATATTGTGCCTTCATATTTTTCTGACCTATAAATAAAATCATCCAAATCATTTGAATATTTTTCAAAACCTTTATCAACTTTTTTACCTGAATACTTGTTTCTATAAGCTTTCTTTATATCATCATAAAATATACCTGTGTATGCTTCTAATGACTTTGAATACCTTTCAACTTCATCACTTGTTGCACCTTTTATTCTTTTTCTTATCTTTGCTTTTCTACTTTTACCTTTTGTTTCTATATGACCTTCTTTAAATTGTTTATTTTGCTCACTTTTAAATTTTCCACTTCTTGTAGAACCACCTTTATGTTTTGGTATTCCTACATGATTAAAATGACCTGATCCTTCTCCACCATCAAATACTTTTACAATATCATTTAGCATACCATCACCTTTTTGCTACAACATTATTAAATTCATTTATTTTTAAAATAAATTCTTTTTCCAAATATCTTAATACATTTTTTGATATTTCCTCATCCTCTGGATAATATGCTTCAGCTAATGAAGCAGTAATTATACCTAAAGTATCAGAATCCCCTCCACAACTTATAGCATTTCTTATAGCATCCTCAGTTGATTCGGAGTCAACAAAACATTTATAAGCATATGGTATTGTTCCTTCACAAGTTTCATCAAATAATACTTTTGAAATATTACTTGGAACAATATATTTGCATTCCTTTATTATGTCATCTTTATCTGCATTATAATTTAATAATTTAAATATTGATTCAGTAATGTCAACTGCACCTTTTATACCAAGTGTATGATTATGTGTTACAAAAGCAGAACATTTTGCTAACAACCTTGCTTCTTTTAAAGTTTTTGAATACCATGCAATTGGTGAAACTCTCATTGCTGAACCATTTCCAAAACTATTATATGGATATGCTTTTTTATATTGAAATGATAACCACTTTAAAAAGTTTGCACCATATGCTAAATTAATATTATTATATTTATTTCCATATTCATAATATTTTTCTTTAAAAATAGATATAAGTTTTTCATCTATATCTTTTTCAAGCTCATAACTTTCTTCTGTATATCTTTTATTTATTTCCAACAATGCATCAATTGTTGCAATAGTTAACACTGTATCATCAGTATAATGCATATCATCTTGAAATAGTTCAAATTCTTTGCTATGAATATTGCTAAATTCATATTTTGAGCCAATAATGTCACCGGCTATTGTGTTTAATAATATCATTTAACAAACCTCATCTTCAAATCCTACACCATTATAATCTTCAAAAAAACCTTTAAAAAAACCTTTTTGAACACAACCTTCTTTTAACAACATTCTATACTCAATATAATTTGGTACAATGCAAATTAAAAATAAAATTTTATTTACAATAAATCTTAATTTCATTTTCTCTACCTCTTTTCTATTCTTTATATATCTCTATGCCTCTATCTCTTTTCATAATATTTTCAAATCTTTCTTTTGTTTGTGGGTATGAAGAAATAAGCTTTCCTCTTTTACCACCAACATAAACAGTTGTCCACTCTCCATCATTTTTAACTGTTCTATTATTTGAAGTATATGCTCTTACTTTTTTCCCATCAATATCTTTTAAAGATCTAATTTCTGATTCTTTAAAATATTTACTTAAACCCATATCTTTTGGAATATCATTTCTCTTTTTCCTTTTTATAAAATGATTTTTTCCATTTTCAAATTCAAATTTAGCATCTCTTACAAAAACATTTATTATTTCATTGTAGTTTATCATCTTTTCTTCTCTTTACTCAATGAAAATAAATAATATAATAATATATATTTATTACAACCAATTTTTAATTATTCTTACTTTGTGACCAATACTTCTCATATACTTAGCTCTCTCATTTGCTTCCTCTAATGTTTTATAAACCACCAAACCTAATTTCCACTTTCTTCCTAACTTTACTTCCAGCCTATACATAATTTTACCTCTAAATATTTTATCTAAATTTATTTATTATGCATTACACATTCTATCTTCCATAATATCATAGCATTGTTCAATGTACTCAACAACATCATTCCATCTACGATAATTTGTAGTCATTTTCTTAACCTGATTAAACAAATCCATTCCACACATACTTTCAATTTTATTCATCATTTTTTCTGTAATTATTACATAAGCAACAAATTCATTGCCTAACATATTCTTTACAAAATTTTCTTTTGTTGTGGCTTTCATTGCAATGGATGTTAAATTTTTTGATCCTTTAAAATGACCAATTGCCAAATACTTTTTCATTTTCTTTCCTCCTAAATTTTTAACTATTTTTTATTTCCTTCCTTATATTTATATTCTAACACAAAAATCAATATTTGTAAATAGATTTTATTAAATTTTAAGATTTTTACTAAAATTATTTATATTCATTAAATTCTTTAAATTTATTCAACGTCATCATTTCTATGCTTTTTGTTTTCCAGTTATATACTTTATGTGGCCATCTTACATCATTTAAATCAGCCAAGGGTTCTTGATAACATCTACAATTATATATATTTCCTGCATGATATGGCAATGGTATCTTTTTATATTTATGTCTTTTATCAAGGCTTTCTGGTGATGCTGGATGCTTATAGTTTATTAAGACATTTTCCATTACCTTATGAGAGCTTCTCACTGATACATCTTCTGAGGTCCTCCAAACATACCAATAGATCCCAAGGTCTTCTGATCTTGCTTGTGTCAATGCTGAACTAAATTTGCTTGTTTCAGTTCTTGCTATTAATTTAGCATTTGCCTTTGTATTTTCAGGAAAAAATCTTTTTATTTCTTTTGATATATCTTCTGCTCTTTTTCCTTTAAAAGATTCTGTGTTTATATGATTTATAACATTTTCTGATATTTTTGAAGGTAATGTTTCAATTAATGATACATTATATTTAAATAATTCATCCATTCTTTTTTTAACATTACCTTCAATTTCTTTTTCTATACTTTGCTTTATTTCTTTTCCTCTGCTACTTTTTCTTGCTGCCTCCCTCCAACTTTTTGAATTACTTTCATAAATCATAGTTGAAATAGTCTTTACAATTTCTTTTACTTTTTTCTTATAAGTTCTTGACTTTGCAGCATTTTCTAAAACTTTTTTAAATTTACTTTTATCATTTACATATTTAAGAGCTTCTTTTTTTATTGGTTTTAATAACTTATTTAATAATGTTACATATTTTTGTTCTACTCTATTTGAAACATCAAATTTTTTATTTTTCATTTTTGTTTAATTCTTACCATCTTTTAATAGCATTTAAACATGTAGCATACCCACTTTTAAGAATTTTATCAACTTCTCTTTTAAGATCTTTATAAGCACTTTCAAATTCTTTACTTGCATATTCAATAACATACTTTCTTGCTTCATCTTTTGTTTTAGCACCTTTGGATCTTGCATAACTTTCTGCTTCAGAAATAATAGTATTTAAAAATGTCGGCCTTCCTTCTCCAAATGTCCATAAATAATTTGCTGCATGATTTACATCATACTTTGAATCAAATGTTTTTTCAACCTTTTCAATACTGTCAAGTGCTTTTAAAATTTTCATATTAGTATCATTAGCTTTTCCCATAGTTGCAATTCTCCTTTTTAACATTTCATCTTTATCTTCACATTCATCAAAACTTGATTTTATATATTCACCTAATGTTTCATCTTTCTCTTTTACTTTTTCAGGAAGCTTTAAACCTTTACTTTCTTTATTAAACTTTTTTACATTCTTTTTACCTACGACTTCTTTTCCTTTCTCAGAATTAAAGAATCGTCTTTGTGCTTCACTTTTATATGGCATTTATTTCTTCTCCCATTCATTTTTTTATAGCTATTTAAATAATATATTAAGTATTTTTACATTCATCAATTGCTTCACTAATTCCAACAAACTAAATTTCTTGTTCCTTCTGTTCTATATCTTCTCTTTCCACCAACTAATATAATGCACTTTGAGATATTATTTTTCTTAACGTGTCTCATAATTTTACAATTTGTAGCAAAAGTAGCTCTACCATCTATTCTTACTATATTAGAAAATGTTTCCTTCTTTTCAGTTAAAAACTTTAAATATCTTTTACATATTCTTAAATCACCAAAACAAACAATTAATGCTCCATTTTCCTCATAAGCTATGTAATTTCTATCTTCAAAATTAATATACATCATAAACCTCCTATTTTTTATTTACCTAAGTTTATTTCCTAATTTTTCCTTTTCCTTTATATTTATATTCTAACACAATGTGGAGTGTTTGTAAATAGATTTTTTATTTTTCTTTTATTTTTTTCTTATATTCATCAGCTTCAATAGCTTCTTTTGTAAAACTATTATTTTTCCACCATGCCCATAATGTTGCAATAACTGCTACAATTGCGGAAACACCTTGATATATTTGTTCATCACTAAATGGTAGTGGATTAATATTACACATTGTCAAAATTGAATTAATTAAAGCAATTATTAAGACTATTGTTCTTACTAATGTTTCCTTTGACACTTTTAAATTACCCATAATTTCACACCTCTTTTATTCTTTGCAACTATAATATAAAATATTAAAAAGTACCCAATAATTTATTACGGGTACTTTTTTATTTAATTTATTTTAACATTTCTACAATATCATTTAAAGCATGCTTTCTACATAACTCTCTAAATTCTTGATATTGTTTCATTATTTCTTCATTTCTTTCTATCTTGTTATTTGCAATATACATATCAAGAGCTACACCAATGTCTACATATTGCTTGGCACAAATGTCTCTAATTTCTTCTGCATTCTTAACAAAAATATTTCTATTAGCAATTTCTTTCATCATAATTTAATTACCTCTCTATCAAATCAGACACACCATTCTCAATTAAAATAGCATCAACTTGATCTCTTAACTTATTTGGCACTTCACTATAGCTAATTTTACCAAGAATAACTTTTGTTGCAAATAACATTGCCATCATTTTAATTACCTCTTTTCTTTTATCATATTAAGCATAAATAACTTGACCAACTTCAATTAAGCAATCTTCAAGAAACTCCTGATTTTGGCTTAATGCTTCCACTTGAGCTTTTAACAATGCATTTTCTTTTACTATATCATCAAAAGTTTTTAAATCATCCTCTTCCTCAACATAACTTTCAAGCAACTTTTGATATCTTTCTTCATCCCATTTTACATCTATTATCTCTGTTTCATCTTCATTATATGTAAGTTTTACAATGCCAGAAAATTTCTTTCCACTCATGAAGTATACTTCCAAAAACTTATTTGGAAAAATCATATAATTTTCCGGAACATAATCATAACTCCAGGTTTGAAGTGACATATTAATTTTATTTATTATATACATATTTTTCACATCCTATTTTCTTATTTACTTATGACATAATTTCTATTAAAAAAAAGGTTGCATTTTCTTCTTTATAAGTATCAGAACTTACAATTCTCATTATTTTATTCTCTGAAAACATATAATTATTTCTTGGTTGAATGCTACTACTTGTTTCAATTTCCCTTAAGATACCTTTAGTATACAAATGTGGTTTGCCATAAGTATCATTTATTGATGACACCAAACCAATTATTGGTGCTCCATTACAAGCAATTGTTGCATCATAACTACTTAATGATACATAAAATTCCTCAAATATAAACATTTTACCAAGTGATAACTTTTTATCATTACTTGTAGTTCTCATTGCATACTTTTGATACGTGCCTTTTTCAAAAATTGAACCATAAAACATACATCTCATTTTATTTTCTGATAATACTTTATAATTAAAATAGAATGCTACTGCATAATATGGATTTATTGACTCATATGGTATTTGGTCAAACTCTTCACCTGACCCACTATTACCTACTTGATATATTGTATTCGAAGAAAAATAATATAAATTATTTCCAAATGAAATATACTCATTATTTCCATCTCTTATTACATAAGGAACTTCAAGTGTTATCATACCATTATTTCTACAAAGAATCATTTTAGTACCAGCAATGCCTTCACCATGAGTATTTACATAAGAAAATGTTTTTCTTTGAAAGCTATTATTGGAGCTAATTATGTACACATACCCATTTAGGCCAATGCAACCAACAACATTTTCTGAAGAATTATGCTTTTTTATATCAAAAAAGAATGCAATAGGCTGTTTCACTTCTGTGTCAATATTTATACTTGTCCAAGATGCATTTTTTGGATTTTGACCTGCACCTGAAACATATATAGTTGTAGTTTCACCACTAATTAAATCATTATCATTTAACAAACTGTGATATTTATACCATTTATTATTTGTATTGCTATAAAAATAGCCATCTCTTAATCTAAAACCACCAATAAAATCACTTCCTATTGTACCACTTTCAAAACTATTTCCGCCGTCCAAAGAAATGTATGTTTCATTTATTCCGTTGGAAGCAATTGCACATGTGTATATAACAACATTATTTGCTGCATAACAATATTTTATGTATTTTGCTCTTGACGAGTTCTTTGAATAACTTGGCGAAGATGCAGCAGTTTTCCAATTTGTTCCATTTGTTGATTTTCTATGTGTTGATTCTGATGTTATTGCATAAAAATAATCTTTTCTTTCATCATACAAAAGTATCATAGGATCATCACTTTCAATTCTTTTAACCCAAGTCTTACCACCATCACTACTTGAAATAATCATATATTTTTCTGTAAGCTTACTAAAAATCTTAGCACAAATAATATTTGATTTATTTGAAATAACTGTGGTAGCTTTTTTTGAAATTTCTAATTCAGTTAAGCCATTAAAAATAAAATAATTAGATGAATCAAAAAAAGCATATCCTGGATTGCACTCACTCACATAATTCCATTCATCTTTTGATCTTATGCCTGTCTTTGTCATATACAAATACTCACCAAGGCCAAGTCCGTCTTTTGATATTGCTTCTTGAAGCATTCCTGCAATATCACTATCTTCTGTTACATCATTACCTTTTTGTGACAAAAATAATCCAAGTTCTTTTGACATTTTTGTTGCTTGTCTTAATGCTTTATTATAAAGAGAGCTTCTTGCTATACCTGAAGCTACACCATTTAATCTTTGTTCATCTGCACTATAAGTTTCATTTGTCATTGAATTTTGATTATTTTCATCAAATATCATAAACTCATTTATCCCAGCCATGTTTCCCTCCCATATAAGAGAATTTATTCTTTCTTTTGCATCATGCCTGCAAGCTCATTATATTGCTCTGTAGTAATTCTATCTGCAAGAAGAAACACATCTAACTTTTTAAGCATATCTTCTTGTTCATAGCTACCATTTTGAATTAATTTCTTGCATCTTTCATACGTCATAATAAATACCTCCTTAAAAATAGATAGTTTTATATATTCAAATCTGAAAGGCAAACAAGATACTCTACATTTACAGAGGTATCAAGTATTGCAACTTCAGATTCTGACAAAGGTAATATAACCTTATCATTATTTTTTATTTGCTTTATCTCTTTTACAATTGTACCATTATCATACTCAATAAAAATATACCCATCTTTTTCATATTGATTCACTATATTCATTTTGCTTCCTCCCAATTTATTCATCCAATTTATATCTTACATAAACATTATATTTTTTATTTTTTGGTTCACTTTGGCAAAATGAATAAGTTTGTATTTTTATTGAATCATTAAATGCTATAGGAATATCAGTTACATATATGCTATATTCTTGCACATCTTTTGTACAACTTTTATCCCATTCATCAATTGGATCCCATTCTATTCTATTTCCAGCACTTGACCCTACATTATCAACACTATATATCTTTAAAAAATTATTGCTATTTGCAAAGGTTACTCCTACCCCTTGATTATAAGCAAAACCATTGTAGAACAAAGTACAAGAATATAACACAACTTCATTATCAATTGTAATTTTAATTATAACATGGTCATGATATTCAGTGCTTGTTTGACCATTAGAGAAGCAAGCAAATAATGTTCCAGAGCCTTGTATATCTAATACATCTGTCATTTTTACATTTTTTATATTTGAAGGCTCTGTAAAACTATCAATATTTAATTTGGTATTTATTTCTTTAAAGTTCTTTAGCTCCTCCAGAGCCCCCCCTTCAATTGTACCACCTGAGGAGTACATACCTAATGGATTTAATAACATCTTATTTACCTCACTTTAAATAACAATATGCTATATAGCATTTTACTAATTTATTTGGTTTTCTTTTGCATTTAAATTTTAATGTATTTACTGATTGACTATAGCTTGTTATTCCAAACTTCATAAATAAATCCATAGTCTCAATCTTTGGAATTGTTATAATTAATTGCTCTTCTTCATCAGAAGTAATACCATTTATTGTTTTTGTGCAAACATACTTCTTCAAGGTATCATCTACAATCCAATCACTAACATTAAAATTAATTAAAGTTACATTCCATCCACCTGCATTTCCAAAGGTAGATTTTAATGCTTCCTCTAATTCGTCAACTTCTTCTATTGCATTCATACCTCTATCTGCAATTATTTTACCAAAAGTTGCTGTCATCACTGACACATTTCTTTGAAATTTATTTTGCAAGTTAGATCTTGCTACACCTGCTTGTAATCCGTCAATTCTTTGCTTATCTGTTGAATAAGTTTCATTTTCTAAAGTATTATTTTTATTTTCATTAAAAACAAGAAACTCATTAATACCTGGCAAAATATCACCTCCCTTTATTTACTCAACAACTACAGCTCTTACTCTTGTTCTAATTTTTGTTGGCTCAGTCAAACAATTTACATTACTACCTCTAAATATTATTTGCTTTTTTATATTTTTATTCTCAATATAATCAGCAGTTAAATTAATTTGATCAGCGTTTGTTCCATCAAACACAAATTCTGTCCCAACGTTGTGCCATATTGTTGTTGTACTAAAATTTATTGTACCATTTGTACCATCTTTCATATATTTATACTCATAGTACAATCTTTCATTTACATCAGAACTTGAATCACCACCTTGAAATTCAAAAGTGCCATTTTGATAACAACTAAAATCACACCTTACCTCTGTGTCAAAAATCAAATTAAATATCTTTCCTCTATCAGTTGGGATTTTAGATAAATCATAAGCATCATGTTCCCAATAACTTTTTAACTCATTTATAGTAATACTCCAGCTCTTCCACTCTTGTATAGTTATAATATGTAAACTATTGTCCGCTACCTCTTCATTATTTTGACTTAATTTAATTAATGCTTTATCTACATTATTAACACTTAATTTACTATTTACTTCGTTAGACACACCTATATATTGTGAGTTTAATACTTTATTTTTAATGCTTTCTTTTAATTCTTGTGCATTCTCTGTAGCATTTCCGTCATTTTCAGATATGATTTGTCCTAAAGTAAAACTTAACATTGTAGCTTGCCTCATAGCTTTATTATATAAATTAGATCTTGCTATGCCCCCCCTACTCCATTAAGCCTTTGTGTATCAATCGAATATGATTCATTACTTAATGTATTTTGGTTGTTCTCATCAAAAATTAAAAATTCATTAATACCAGCCATTTCTTCTCCTTATTTTTCTAAATTATACAAAACTTGTGCTAATTGTGCCCTTGTTAAAGGTGAATCAGGTTTAAACTCATCTTCACTAACACCTTGCATATATCCTTTTTCAACAACATAATCTACAGCTTCTTTATACCATGCATTTTCTGGTACATCTTTAAACTTTTTCATTTCATCTTCACCTTTATTTCCTTCTTTGCTTGGAAAAACATATTCTTCATTTACATCACCTAAAATTGGTAGCCCAAAACCTGTATACTTATCATACCCTTCATCATCCAAGTCTTCTACATGATCTTTCCAATATTGAACAACATCTTCTTGTGTTAAATCTCCATATCTTTCAATTAATAAAGCAGTTTTTCCTGCTAAATAAGGAGCAGAGAAAGAAGTACCCGAATCCCATCCTCTAAAATCAATAAAATTATGATCCGAAATTCCTGTTGATGAATAATAATCTCTTACAGGTTTTCCTTTATTATCCAGATGACAAGCTTGAACATAAATAGCTAAATCACCGGTTTCATCTTTATTCTCATTCCCTTTATTACCAAAAGAGTTAAAAAATATTAAATTATACTTATCTTGCATTTCTTTCCAAAATCTTCCCATTTTACTTGATTTTGGATCACTAAACATTCCTCCACCAATAGATCTTGTAATAATCTTTATTTTAAATTTTTTTATAAATTCTTCAGGCTCATACTTTATTCTTTCATTAGAATCATGAGATGGTTGGTAAATTATTTCAAACTTTTCAATTTCTTCATTACTATAAATTGCAGATATACTTGCATTTATGATAGTTGCACCTGGAGCAGCATCAAATATTCTATCATGAGTTTTGCATCCATGTTCTGATGAATTGCCTTTATGATTTTCTGTTGTCCATACAACAACACCTTCACCTAAATAACCAGCATCATTCCATCTTTTAACACCACAATATTCATTTTGAGTTATTACTTGCTCTGAATAATATGTGTTTTTGGGATCTCCACATCTTTTATATAATAAGTCATCAATTTTACTCATATTTACATACCTCATACAAGACTTAGATTTACTTTCTAATCATTTTATTATTTTTATTAAGGTTTTTAATTTCAAAATATCTTTTATTTATCTCAAGTGTTACCAGATATCTTGTTGCATACATTCTATTTATATGCTAAACAAACCAAACACCTTGATCCCAACCTGCTCCATCTTTATCAAAACTAAAATAATATATTTTCTTATATACCAATTTATTATTTAAATAAGCTTTTTTAATTATTTTTGAATTTAATGTTAAATCTTTTATTTTATTAAAATTTAAATACAACATTTATTATTCCTCTTCATATATACAATAGAGTACTCCTTTTTTTTTCTTCAAGTTGTTCATATTCTTGTTCAGTAAGACCAACTATCTTTTGATCAACAAATTCTTTGCTTGGAATATCGTTAGCATTTTCTATTTTACTAAGAATTTTCATTTTACATCCCTCTCACCAGTTTTCACTAATCTTGATATTCAAATACACATAATGAATTGCTTGTTTTCCCGCTCCCTCCAGTTCCATTTATTACATAAACAATATGATCATTAGTATCACCTTGAGAAATGGCTGTAATTCGTTTCACATAGTCTCCATCATTTTCAATCTCATTCATAGTATTAGTATCGTATATCCTAATTTTTCCATAAGTATAGGATACTATTGTAATTCTTTCCCCTACAGATATTGATGCTACTGCTCCCTGATCGGATATTCTATCACTCCAAACAAGAGAATAAAGTATAGTAGATGTATCATAGCATTCCAATGTCCCATCACTATAACCTAACAACAACTTAATTCCACTCTTTCCAAATGAACCTATTGCTGTAATTGGTTTAGTTGTTTGTGTTGACGGATCAAGCTCATTGCCAATTGAACCACCTGCATAAAATACATCAAATGCACGATCCCCATTAAAGTCAACATAACTTACAAGATGCCTAACAGCATTATCAGGGCTAAGGGCACGATCAACATAATAAGAACCAAAACATTTGATTTCATTTATATTCAAATAACTATTACCGCTAATTGGTCTTGTGCTAAAATTATCTTCCCATCTATATGTATATGAATATTTACCCGATTCTTTTTGATTATATAAAGCAAAATTTGTCTCAACTGCTTCCCCTCTTTGATTGGATATAAAAGCTCCATTAGCACTGCTACTAAATTCATATACATAACCATAAGTACTTCCATCGTAATTGAGTGATGTAGCTTTTTTTACTCCACTAACCATAATTTGGCCACCATTTTTGTCAAATGGTCTAAGTGATTTTATATAGCCAATTTCATCAAATACACTTTTTTGCCATACTATTTGTGCATTATTATTAAACTTATATACACGACCACCATTTGTACCAATATAGCAACCGTCTTCACCTGGAACATACGTTATATCATTAGGTTGATCGTTGAACTTGTACTGAGCTATCTTTTTTAGTTTGCTATATCCTTCGTCCCCTGAATAACATAATCTTGCTTTTCCGTTCACACCAACATAAGCCTTTTTTATCCTTCTGGCAACCGGCTTTGTTTCATAACCTGTAATAGCTTCAACTGTAATGGGCTCGCATTCAATAATGATTTTAGTCATAGCTTCACTGGAGTGGTGATTAGAACTATCTTTTACATAACTCATTACTATCTTATCGCCCGCACTTAACATCCTATTCACAGTTGATTCATATGTGTCTTCACCTGACGCATCCCCAAGTATAGTCACAGCATTAATTGTTATATTAATTTTGTCATAATTCCGCTCTGTATAATATTGGGCATAAATCTTTTTGACTACAAGATCCTGATTTGCGGTAAGTACAATCTGTGACGTAGAACTATTTACACCAAGGTTTCCTGGTACAAACCCAACCCGATTGGTCGTACTGGGATTTATATGAAATGGATACTGTGAATTATTCTGCACCGTAAAAAACTCATTTATGTTTTCACTACTGAAAGTAATTTGTTTCTTTCCATAAACGGGAACCTGAGTTTCTACACCAACATAAATATTTTTAATTTTCTTCGCCTTATTGTCTACACCAACATATGCATTTTTGGCCATTTATTTTCACCCTATTCATACACAAAATAAAGCTTTCCTGTTTCTAATTGGCTTGTTCCAGCAGTAATGTCTGTCGTGCTATAAGTATAAGCTGGAGCTTTTCCTGCAACACTATTATCAACATACTCTTTATTTGCAGAATCTTTACTTTCAACAGGGTTTGCTACCTTTTTTATTCTATGATTTAACATATTTAAATCATAAGTAGCATTTATTCCATTTTCACAACCCAAAAGCTCATTAAAAACTGAATCATTACTAAAAATTATTCCTATAGGATTTTGTGGATCATTTGCTAAACCTACTGCTAATGCTCTATTTGCATTGTTTGAATTATTCACCAACATTATAGAATGATCTGAAGACACTACATTTGCTTCGTTAGAGCTACTTAGCAGCAGGTTACCAATGGTTACCTGTCTTATATCACCATCAAATGATAAAGTCAATCTTAAATCGCCAACAATTGTGCCACCTGAAAGTGGTAAATACTTATTTTGTGGATTTACATCACTAACTGAGTTATCTACATATTCCTTATCAACAACATCTTTTTGTTCATCTATTTTGCTTAAATTTTTCATCTTCAATCACCATATAAAAATAAGGCTTCAAATTAATCCATAATGAACTTTTGTTTTTATTAATGGAAAAATGTAATAAGATATAAATAATTTATTGTAATTAAATCTGAAGCCTCTGACATATATTAATATTATATTTCTATATATGAGACAACAATGGCCAATGCATTTGTAGGATTTGCTGCTGTAGTGATTGTAACATTTGCTCTTGTTGCATCATATTTTTTATCGACAATTACCTCTTCAAAAGTTACAGAATCATATACCATTGTAGAGAATATTTTTCCTCCTGTAATTGTAACTGTTTTTGTACTTACTGTTGTAGGTAATGTATCCTCCTGTATTTTAACAAGCTTTGGTTTATCAGGTAAGTCACTAAACTTTGTGTTATGAGGATTTCCTGTTTTTACTTGGCTATGATCATAAGCAATTTTACCTTTATCACCAGGATATGCAGTTGAACTTGTTTCACCTAATGCTAAACTTGGTGAAATTTCTATGTATTCTGTTCCTGACCATCTGTATGTTAAATTGGTATCCTTAGCTATATATATTTTGCCATCTTCACCTGCTTGTGGAAATGCTGTTTTATTATCATATTCAACAACATCATCTACATAAGAAGGTAATTGTGCAGCAGGAACTTTGCCTGAACCATCTAATGTAGCAACTCCATTATTTGACCCTTTTTCACTTGTAGGTATTGCTCCTACCTCTGCAGCTGTTGAAGGGATTGTTGGTTTATTTTTTATGTATGCATCAGATGAGCTTGAAGATTCATTCCAATCAGCTTGCACATTTACTTCTGCACCATTTTGAATACCACTTAATTTTGTCTTTTCTACATTAGTATAATTATTGTCCGTATGCACATATGATTCATCTATAACAAGACCTTCCGGTTTGTTTTGTACATTTGACCAATCTACAGCATCAGCAACTCCGCCACCTGTTGCACTAAGAACACCATCATTTATTGCAAGCCCTGCACCTACCTTAATACCGCCTAAAGTACTTGAAGATGCAACAGGTAAAGTATATTCTTTTCCAACAACTTTCCATGCTGATCCATTATAAATATATAAATTCTTTTCAGAAGAATTATAAACAATTTGGCCTTCTTTTGCACTTCCAGGTAACACACCAACAGGTTGTATTACAGCATTTTGCAATTCATTTCCTGATAAGTTTAAATTTACTAAGTATATCATTTTAGCCCCCCCCAATTCTTAATTTAAAAATGCCTTACCACTCATTATACTTGAGAAATTTATTCTCAAACTATTTTCATCCAAATATGTAACCTCTCCTATTACATTTGTACCTGCACTATCTATAATTGACACACTTGGATATTTTTTTAATTTATGATTTACACTCCATTCATTAGATGCTTGTAATTGCTCATGTACATAATTCTTATCACCAACAATGCCAATTTCTAAGCCTTCATCATTTATACCAGATTCAACAATTGGAATGCTATATTTTGTTGTTCCTACTTTCTTTATGAAATCTTTTACACCATCTTCATCTTCCTCTGTAATCTCACCATAACAAGCTATATTTAATATTCCTGCTCTTATATTACTTGGCATTTTGATAGTTACATCATTAGATGTTCCCAGGTCTATATTTACTAACCAATTGCCTTTTTCTCTTTCTTGAGTAAATTGAACTAACTTTTTAATATCTGTCCATTCTTCACTAAATACAAAATTTGCTGACAAAAAGTTTATTTGATTATCAACTATATCTCTACTTGGTTTTTCTACCAACTTTAAATTTTGAGAAGTTATTTGAAACTTTAGCATTCTTTTGCCTCTCTTCAAAATTAGAATCAAATGTCATTACTCTTTTATTAAACATATTCTTTAAATTACACATATTATTACTTACACTCAATAAATCCTTATTTATTTCATTGATACAATCTTTAATACCATAAATATTATTATACATTTTAATACACCTTTTTTCTAAGTATAGCTTTCACTCTTTCTCTCCAACCTGAATCACTAACTTTTTGTGTATTTATATTTTCATTATATATTTCTTCCATATCATTTTGTTCAGGATTTAACTCACTCATTAAAGATTCTTGTTCTTCATTAGTATACTCTCCTGAGTTATCCTCATTTTTTGCATTTTTTATATCTTCATCAGTTATATTTGACCACATTCCGGTTTTTTCATTTTGTTGTTTTAATTCTTTTAATGCAATCTCTTTAGTTATTAGCCCTGCATTAAATGCTTCAAATATAGGAGATGCCATTGATTGTGCTAAATCAGCAAGATCTTTACTATTTACATTCATACATGGATTGAATTCCCAATCCAAGTCTTCAGGTATTGCACCTAATGTAGACATAAATATAATTGGTAATAATTTATCAATTATTGGCTGCAAATAAGTTTCTTGCTTTTCTTCTAATGTATCATAGTATTGTGTTAAATCACTCTCACCTGTAGAATTAAATCCAGCAGGCTCTCTACCAAATAACTTTGTTACTGGCATTTCACAAGCACCTGCAATATCTAACATGAATGATTCATATATATCATTTAATCCACCAAAGCTATATTGTTCTGATCCAAAATCATCATCCTTGTCCATAACATATATACCCATGTTAGACATTAATTGGTTCTGTGCTTGTAATACTTTATACAGGTTTTCTTGAGCCTTTTGTGTACTTGCTCCTAACAATTGCCCTAAATCATTCATCTTTAATACTCTTATATTTGCAAGGAATATTAAAGAAGCTATATTTGCTGATGTATTATCTCTTTTCTTTAATTCTTCAAAAACTATCTCAATTTCAGATTCACCCCAAAACATTTCAGCTTGTCTTTCCCATAAAGGTAAATCTCTGCCATTAAATCTAACTATTCTCGAATGATGTACTTTTACTAAGTCTTGTTTATTGTATGATAACATTAAATTACTATTTGCTTCGGATAATGATATTGAATAATATTTAGGATACCCATATTCTTCATCTGATATATCATCTTCTAACTCTATGTCAGGATAAATCCCATTCCATCTATCAAATATTAACAAACCTTTATAATCGTCCAACATTATAGCATCATAATCTAAAGGTTCACTTAAATCTTCGTCACCATCAATTAATATTAAACCAGCTGCACCACCATAAAGTCTTGCCCATCTTAATCCTTCTTTTATTTTTTCTTTTGTTTTTGTCTTTCTAATTACTGAATTAATTTTACTTATTTTTTCAGGATCCAAAGAAGAATTAAACTTTATCCAGTTCTTTACCATGTCAGATGGGAAGACATCAACTATTTTTCTAACAATCCAAGAACTTCTATATAGTGAAGTAAATAAATTATAATTTTGACTCATCCTTGTTAAAGGATAATCTGCTCCTTCATTTAAATTAGGTTGTCCAAACCCTAATCTTGCCATTTGATTTTGAAAAGCATCCATTGTATATAATTTATTTAATACTTCAGTTTGACTCTTTAATTTTTCTTTTATTACTTCTTTGGAATCAGTAGACTTTATAGGCTGCATATCTTCAATTTCTTTAAGTAAAGATTCTTGCACTTCCTTGCTCATCATCCCATCCTTCCGGTAAACCTATTATATCTCTTATCTTTTCGCAAGCTTTAGTTTGACCTACAGCTTTATCTCTCAATTTACCATTTATTTTAATATAGTAAACTTTCTTATTATTTACTACTTTCATTTTAACACTTATTACACGACCATCTCTTAATCTTCCCCTGCATGATTCATTTGTAAATTCATAATTAAAACATAGTCTTTCTCTTGGTATTAAATGTGGATTATACAAAAGTTTATTTATCATATACATAAAATTTCCTTTTGATTTAAATATGCTTTTTTCCACACCATTTTCTTTTTCTTTTTGTATTAGTTCTTCTAATTTCTTTACATCTTCTATTGTTATTTTTACATTTCTTTTTAAATAAGATCTTTGTTTTTCTTCTTCCCTTTTAGATCTCAATATACTATTGTAATCTTTTTTATGTTTAGCCATTTTATTTTTTTATATAACAAAATCCCTACTAAATGTAGGGAATATTTTTTTATTTTATTCATCCTCAATTACTAAATCAAAATCTCCAAGATCATAATAACCTATTTTGTAAAATTCTTCCACTTGATTTTCTAACCAATCATTTACGAAGCATTTAATATATTCCTCTTCTTCCTTTACTCCGACATCACTCATTTCTGGTAGATCTTCTATCATATCATAATAAGGTATAGATCTTTTAATATACCCCTCTACGTCTTCCTTCATAATTTCTATTATTCTATACTCTTTTGGATATATAATATTTTCATGAGCAACTTTATAAATTTTCATTCTTCCATTTCCCCCTCTACTTCTTCTAATTCAAAACTTAAATCATCTATATTCCCAAATGTATATCCTCTATCATTACTTAAATAAATTGGTGTATCTTCATCAAATTCAGATAAAAAATCAATTAGCTCAGAAGCTGTAAATGTTTTTCCACACTGCTCGATACTGTACCCGTTTCTTCTACCTTCTAAAAATAATACTTTCATTTTTACCTCCTATTTTTTTAACTAATTCCTTTTCCTTATATTTATATTATACTATAACTTTATAGATTTGTAAATAGTTTTTTTACTTTTTTCTACATTCTACCTAATATTCTACTTCTCATTATAGTATTGATAAAATATCTCATTGCATCCATTGCATGATCATCTATTTTAATAGGTTTTTCTTCTCCTCTTTTTATAGCTTTCTCATCCCATACATATCCGCCGATTTCTTTTATAGTATTTTTGCAATTTCTTTTATTTATTTTATATTTCTCTTGCCACAAAGCAGATCCTGTACATTTAATTCCTTCCAATACTGAATTATTTGCATCCTTTACTATATAACCATTATCTCTAAGTAATACCTTTAAACTCTCAGCTGATGGATCTATTATTATTTTTGATACTGGTATATTTTCTTTTTTTTCTAATTCTTTTATCATACTTAAATATTCAATATCAGGTAAACTCTTTTTTGTTTTTTTACTATCATAATATATTTCATTTTCTTGATATGCAATTTCCCAGTTATCAAATATATCTAATACCACAAATGGATTTGTTGTTCCATAGTCTATTGCAAAATATCTTGTACTATTTAGTTTAATATTTTCATCTATTTTCTCATATGTATTTATTTCTTCATTATACATATCATAAATGATACCTTCTGCTAATGCCCATAGACCTAAAATGTATCTTAAATAAAATACACCAGTAAATCTACTTTTATAGTCATTTATTATTTCTTCATCTAATGAAGGATTATCGTCCATAGTAAAATGGAGATGTAACATATTTAATTTATCCTTATTATCAATGAAGTCAGTTTTGAACCAATGATTTGGCATATCAGGGTTACAGTTAAACCACAACTTATTTCCTTTCACTGAGCACCTACCTATTGCTTGATTTACAAATGACTTTGGTTGTAAAGCTACTTCATCAAAGTACCAACCTGCTGCTGTCATACCTTGTATTATTGAAAAAGATCTCTCATCTCTACCACCAAATACATAAAAGTAATTTAACTTTATTTCATTTGTAATACTATCTCTTATTTTAACTATTAAAGTATTATCTTTATATTCTACCTTATAGCCTCTTGATTTTAATATGGGTAACAACCAAAATATTACGTTTCTTTCAAAGCCTCCTACTGTTTTGCCTGACATACCAAACTGTTGTCCTGTGAAATTTTTCATTGCCCAAAAGATAAACGATAGGGACATACTTAACGATTTGCCACTTCTGATAGATCCGTCACATATTATTCCCTTTTTATCTTTGAACTTACTTTTTTCATTCCACCATGTCAGAACTATTAATTGTTTTTTTGAAAATATATCAAATTTCATTTTTTTATTTTATACCTTAAAAAAATATTTTTAATTTTACTTGCTCACATCTTTTATATTATTATTTACCCATTCTCTTTAATTCTTCTATTCCATGTATTTATTGCATCTAACTTATAATCATATTCATATGTTTTTATATTACAATTTTTGCATATTATATAATACTTAATACTTTTATGATATGTTTCAAGCATTTCTGGTTTGCTACCACAAAATGGACATGATTTTAACCCATCTAAATACATTTCTTCACCTTCTTTTTTTAATTCATAAATTTGCTTAATTCCTTTTATTTCTTCCATTAAAATAAAATTATTTTTATTTAAATATTTTTCAATTCTTTTTAATTGCTCCTTCTTTATGTTTTCTTTACTCACTATGCTTTCTTTTATAGTAGCCAATTCTATTCTTTTTATTTCTAACTTTGTTTGTATTTCTAATAATTTTATCTCTTCATTTGATTTTTTTATTTTCCACCACTTTTTTAACTTTTTCTTTTCATCTTTTATTTGCTCTATAATATTATTACAATTTTCTATTAATTCTTCAATCTCATTTTGTTCTTTTTTATATTCTAATGTTACAAGATCACAAATTTTTGACAAATCTGATTTTATTTTGTAATTTATATTATTTAAGAATTTAATCTTAATATGATCATCACTATATTTAATTATTATCTTCATTTTTTAATTATAATGTTAAAATAAATATTAATGATATTACAATTCCTATCACTAATCCTATACAAATATAAAATATTTTGTCAAGCAATTTCATTATTATTGTTCCTTTCTAACTTTTTACTAATTTTATAAATATAAAACTATGTTATTTTTGAAATATCTACACCTGTTTCGTCCTTTAATATTTTTACTAATTCTCTTAATTCTACATTCTCTGATAATATACATTCATAATTATCAAGACATAAATCAATAAACCTTTCCTCTCTGCTTCTACCTTTTTCATCTATCTTTTTTGTAATATATGCATACTTATCATGTATCACCATTGTTGGTATACAAAGCATTAAAATAAATGCTTTTCTGATTGCTTCATTTGTTACATCATCTTTTATTTTTTCAATTTCTTTGTTTGTTATTAATTTCTTTTTCTTTCTATTTTTCTTTATTCTATTAGACATTATTCTATTGTTATTTCCTTTATCTTCCTTTTCATTTTTATTTCTATTTCTTCATATAACTCTTTTTCATTTATTTTGTTTTCTTTTATGTAAAGTAAAATTGATATGATTACGTCAGACATTTCTTCAATTATATTGCTTCTTAATTTAACATAATCTGAATACCCTTTTGATCTTTCCATTTTTGTTATTGCTTTTATTAGCTCTGAACACTCCTCAACAACAAAAACTTTCATCATATCTTTTTCTTCACTATTGATAATTTTGTTTAAACTATCATTATATTTAGATATTAAATCAATCATTTTTATTCACTCCATGATTCATTATCTTCATCTTTTATTTCAACAACATCTTCAGTATCATCCTCTGTTATTTCATTACTTTCATTTTGTGTTTCTATATTATCAATATCATTTAATTCATTAGATGCTTCTATAGCTTCTTCTGTATTATCTTTTTCATCCGCTATCTTTTCATATTTTCTTTCATCCCATTCAGCATCCTTTGGTTCAAACCACCAAGGACAGTCATTACATGGAATTAATTCTTTACAATCTGTTTTATATCCACATCTAATAAATCCATCTTCATTTTTTATTGACCATGGAGTATTTTTAAATTTATAGTTAAACAAATCACTATTTGTTTTTCTTGGATTTTCATCCATCCATTTATTCATATCATTTAAAAACAATTCCGGATCAGATATCATATATTCATTGCAATCTTGAAAATTGTATCTTTCCATATTTTCATTTAAAAAACATTCTTGGCATGTTTCATACATTTTGCACATTCTTGATTTTTCTTTTATTATTGTTTTAAAATTTGTATTCATTTTGTTTTTCTCCTTTTTTTTTATTGATAAAATTTAATAAATATCAATGTCATTGCTTTCTTTTACACTTTCATCTAATTTTAAAATATGATATCTTTTTAGCTTTTCAATATTTACCTTATATCTTATGTTTCCATTTAATAAAAGTTTTATTCTTTCCATAATTGTCAAGTTGAAAAATAATATCATAGAATTTATTTCTTTATCATAAATTTTACTATTGTTATAAATTGCTATTTTCATTTCATTTACCTATCTTCTTCTAATAACCAATTTATTTTTTTTCAAATCACATCTATCTGACAAAAAGCTACATCTTAAACATGCTACTTGCATGCAATCTTTAATTTCACCATTTATTAAAGCAAAATTTCTGTTCTTATTTAAAATCTCCTTTATTTCATCCTTATATTTTTCAATATTATTAAACATTTTCTGTTTCATCCAAATAACAATATAAATTAATTAAATATATAATATTATCTTTTATTTTTTCTTCCCATTTTTCAAATTCAAAATTTGCACCTTCAGCATATTCACATATCATATCATATATTGAAATTGTATGCTTTACCATCATACCTGCTATTGCTTCTGGTATTGTTTCATTTAATAAAATAGAGGATGATCTAAAATTGTGATAATCATCATTTGTTGCATACTCACTATGCTTTTCTTTTATTGTTTTACTTATTACTTCAAATATTTTTTCAACACTTTTTTCATAATTACTTTTATCTTCCATTTTCTTTAGTCCTCCAATATTCTAAACGGTTTTATTTTTAAGTTTTCTTTATTTATTTTTACTTCCCATTTTTGTTCTAAATATTTTACAATTTCTTTTCTTGTTTTAAATTCATATGAATCAATTAATAGTCTTTTTATTTTTTCACCATCAATATAAACTATTGATAATTTTCCACTATTTATTCTCTTCATAATGTTGGTGCTATATACAATAAGAACATAATTGATATACCTACAATACCACCTGTAATTATTTCTAAAAATTTTTTCATTTTCTTTGCCTTTCTATATTTATATTTTTTCTTATTTTGTTTTTCTACCCTATTTTTTCATACTTTTCGATATATTCCGCAACTATTTCTCCACATCCCATGTAAGCATTTCCTCAATGCTATGCGGTTCTTTGTCTTCCCATTTGATGAATGAAAACCATGGAATTAGGGGAAGCCTGCAAATTTCACCATTACCACACCACCATGCATAAACACCTTTTCCAGGCTTACTTGCATAAAAGTATAAGTCACCGTTCATATCTCTTACTATATACCCACTACTTAACGATTTACATAAATACATCTCTTTTTCTGTCAGCTTCAGTTTTGGTTCTTTGTACTCTTTCGCCAGCCATTTTAGCAATGAATAAGTACATGTTGAGTCTTCATCGTAAAGTTCACACTCTGAACAACCAGCGCTTTTACATGATATAGGTTTTCCGTCTTTCACGGCTCTATATTTTTCTCAATCATTTCTTCATGATACTTTTCAAAATTTGTCATTCACTTGCCTCCTAAATTTTTAACTAACCTTTGTTCCTTATATTTATATTTTAACACATTATATAGTGTTTGTAAATAGATTTTTACTAAATATCTTTTAATTTTCACTCTCTATAGTATTTGTTTTTAATAAGTTTTTTGGCCTTCCTTCTAATGTTATTTCTGCATTTTTACTTTCTTTTTCAAAAATAAAATCTATTTTATAACTTCCTTTTTTTATTTCTTTTGTTTCTGTGTTTATAATATTTTCTTGCTTCTTTACTTTATAAATATGCAAATTATCATAGTTCATTAGCATATCCATTAAAATATCTTTTGTTTCATTTTCACTTTCAACAATTAAACTTAAATTTAATTTACTCATCTTTATTTCCTCCTAACTTATTAATTACAAAGTTTAATGCATTTCTTGTTTCTTCAACTATACCTTCATTACTTTCTAATGTCCATCTTAATTTCTTTATTGACAAAATACCTTCTTTTGTTTTTATTAAGTCTTTTTTGTATATTTCTTTTAAATCATTTACAATAAGCACAAAAATATATGATTTTATTTTGTCATACTTTCCTAATAATTTAAGTTTATTTGTTTTTATTCCTGTTTCTTCATGCAACTCTCTTTTTGCACAATCATATATTGTTTCATCTTTTTCTATATGTCCACCGATACCACACCATGTACCTTTTGCTGGTTCATTTTCTCTATTTAAAAGCAATATATTATCATTTTTATCAATTACAAAAATTAATGTGCAATTAGGCTCCATTTTCAACATTTCCCTCTTCTATATCATTTTCATTCATCAATGATGCAGCTTTTTCCAATGCGTCAAGGAACCCATCATCCTCAATTTCATTTATTAAACCTGCTTTTGATTTTTCAATATTAATTCTTTCCTTCATTATCTCGAGCTTTTGTTCTTCCATTCTTCTCTTCCAATCATATGGGTTATTGTCCATATAATTCTCTAACTTATCATAAGCTTTTAATCTATCAGGGAACTTAATTGTTATACCACCTGAAGCATTTTGTGTTATCTCTTGTATTATTTGACCATCTATTTTATCAAAGTCCTTTAAAACTATTTTATTTCCTCTTTTTTCAATATAATCAGTTATATCATAAAATGCCATTTTTGCATATCCATTTAATATGTCTTCTGCACTTATTGCTGCTTTATGATATAATCTTACTTTTAACCAAGCAATATAATCAATAACACATTGTTTATTTCTTACAAGCTTTGATATTGTTTTATTTGACATTGTTTTGTAGCCGGCTTTTATTGCAGCCATTTTAATATTAAAATCATTTATATAATACTCACTAAAAGCTACTTCTCTATCTGTCATCCCGTCTATCATTTCTTCTCTTGAAAAATTCAAAAGCTCTTCCTCCGTGTATTGAGACACCTTTTTCATTTTAGGTGGCAAAACTTTCCCTCCCTTTATTCTTTCTTTATTTTTTCTTTAAAATATCCTTTACTTACATTTTCTTTACTTTTCATTCTATTGAAAAAAGCATTTAATTTGCATGAATTGCAATTATATTCATCATTTATAAAGAATGATTTATGAAACTCTTTACATGCTTTACAATGCTCCCTTTTTTCATCATTTACATCCAATGTAAAAAATAATTGTAAAGTTATGGTTGTTTCTGAAGATTTAATTGTTTTCCATACAACTTTATCAATATTTTTTGACATTACTTTTGATGATACCCATTTACATGAATTTAAATATGCTTTTTTTAAATCACCATATTCATTTACAAAATCTTTTTCATAAAATTTAACAAGAGCAAACATATTAGGCACTCCTTCTTTTTATTAATTTGGTATGGCTTCCTTTGCAAGTTTATCACATTCTTCATTATATATGTTGCCTGAATGCCCTTTTACTTTTATCAATTGAAAATCTATCAATTTATCAAATTTATTTATTTCAAGCCACAAATCTTTATTTAACACAGGAGTACCTTTGCTTGTTGTCCAATTATTATTTAGCCATTTCTTTATCCATCTTTGATTTAATGCATTTACACAATATGAAGAATCTGAAAATATTCTTACATATAGTTTTTGTTTTTCATTTTTTTCTTTTATTTTTTCAACATATTTTAATGCTTCAACTATTGCAGTAAGCTCCATTCTATTGTTGGTCGTTGATAGTTCACCACCACTAAAAGATTTTAACTTTTCTGTGCCATTTGTAACCACAAAAGACCAACCACCTTTTCCAGGATTTCCTGAACATGCACCGTCTGTATATATATCTAATTTTATTTCTTTTTTCATTTCTTTACACACCTTTTTTCTATTTATAATAACAATATACACATACTTTTAAGAATAATTCATTTAACTTATGAGAATATATTGTTGCTAATATTAATTTTGATTTAAAACTTTTATCATACACCATACAATATTGTTTATTTTTAAAATATGATATTGCTGATATTTCTTTTTTCTTCTTCTTACATATCATATTCATTAATTCTTCAATATTATCAAGATCATTTTTAAAGTCATTTTGATATGATAAATTTTTGTTTTTTACAGGTTTCATATCATTGAATAATTTAATAAGTATTTTACTATTTTCTTTGTACCTACAATCTAATAATGGTACTTCATCAATATTTACATCTTTCATTATATTTCCCATTTTAATTGCACACCTTCTTCTTTTGCTTTTTTATTATTTATTATTTTTGTAATTTGTTTATTATATTTTAATATTCTTTTTCTTAATTCTTTTATTTGATATTTGTACAAACCTCCTTTATCCTTTAATTCTTTTGAATATTTTGTTAAAATACTTGAATCATATTTGTTAAACCCAGCATTGTTTTTATTGAATGATTCACCTATCTTCTTTTCTTCTTCAGTTTGGCATTCATATAATAATAACAATGACTTCATTAAAGCTGAGTTATTATATAGCAATATTTCTTTTATTTCATTTTCACTAAAATATTGTACTTCTATTATTTTCATTTTGAAAACCTTTAATATCAATAAAAGCCTATTTGTTGCACTTATTAAGTTTTCAACAAATAGGCTAAATAGGGATTTAAGAGATTTTAGGTTACATTTTATATTCTATTGATTAGATGTCCCAATCATCGTCATCATCTTCGTCGTCTTCCTCAACCTTCTTAGACTTTTTTGTAGTCTTTTTTGCAGATGCTTTCTTAGACTTTCTTGCAGGCTTCTTTACTTCCTCTTCTTCATCATCCTCATCTTCGTCAGAATCGTCTTCCTCTTCTTCATCATCGTCGTCATCAGAAGCCTTCTTAGTTTTCTTTGCAGGTGCCTTTCTTGCTTTCTTTGTGGTTTTCTTTTCCTCTTCTTCATCTTCATCAGAATCGTCATCAGAAGTCTTTGCCTTAAAAGCACCTTCAATCTTTCTTGCCGTAGCCCAATCTGGCATTGCACCCATTAATTCCTTAAATGCTTCCTTTGCATCTTCATTAGAAAGTCCACAAATTACTCCATTAATTAATGCAACTGCATTAGGGAATCTTTTACCTGCATCTGTGAAAACTTCATTCTTGTTTCCACTCATAATTTCATTTACTACTTCACTTACTGTCCAATTCTTAGCCATTTTATACCTCTTTTCTTTTTCATTTTCTAACCTTTATTTTATTTAAAGGTTTTTTAGATTTTTATTATTTTCTATATTAATAGTAACACATATAAATGCTTTTGTAAATAGTTTTCTTTATTTTTCTTCATATAAAAAATATTCTTTTACATTATCAATAAGCTTTTTAAATTCATCTATATTTAAAATTGTAGCACCTTTTTCATAAATAAATTTTTCAAACCCTTCATCAAATACTGTAAATCTTTTTGCAATCACTATTTCATCATTTTTATTCTTTGATATTACAAGTTGTTTATTTTGTGTAATATTGCATGTTGATATAATTTTAAACCCGTTTTCCATTTCATTCCTCCTCTGCTTTTTTCTTTTTTATTTCTTTTTTAAAATTTTTAATTTCAGCTTTTATTTTATTATACGCCATATTTCTCTTTGACAAAACCAAGTCAGAATTAATTGGTTCAATTAAAGAAGAATTATCAAAAATTTCTTTTATCTCTTCTTCTGTACTTTTTATTATTTTTGAAATATTTTTTAAAGTTATATAAGATATTCCTTCTTTCAATTATTTTACCTCTTTTCAATATTTAATTTATTTTTTATTCTTCATCTTCTTCTTGTATTTCACCTGTACATAAAAGTTTTATTATTGTTTCTTTTTCCGTCAACAGATTGATGTTATTCAATTCAACATAATCAACTTCTGAATTGAACTTTATATTTGATTCACCATCTCTATCTATTGACAAATTATTTAAATAGAAAGTACCTATCTCATATTTGTTTTTATTGTTTACTTTAGCTATCAATCTTACATTACAATTTAAAAGTTGTAGCAAATTTAAACAATTTACAAGCTCTGAATATGGTGCTTTAAATTTTAAATCAATAGATGTATTTCTTTTTACTGAGTGACCATCATATTGTACTTCTAATAACACTTTTACTTTTTTCATTTTATTATTTCTCCATTTTCATTTTTTATACATGATACATTTAAACATATATCTTTTATTGATAAAGTAATATTGTAACCATTTTTTGTTTCAAACAATAACATACAATTATTTGTTCCTATAAAACCTAAAAATTTATTATCATTTGTATATATTGACATCTTATTTTGTTCTTTTGTTTTTATTGCATATTTATTTCCTATTATTAATTTTCTTTTTAAATTTACTTTACTTTTATCAATATAATTTTTTAAATCATTTCTTATTAGCATATCTTCTGCCGCTAAACTTTTCATTTTTTCTTTTCCTTTCATTTTCAAGCTCTTCATAAAACTTTTTTGTAGCTTTTTTAGAACTTGTTATTTTTTTTATTTTATCATTTTTAATATTTTCTTCATTTACATTTAATTCATTTAATATATTTGTTTCTTTATATTCTCCTATTTTTAAATATTTACTTAATTTCATTAAATCTTCAGGTCTTATAACAAAATATCTTTCATTTCTTTGTAAAAATTCTATAATGAATAATGGTATTTTGTTTTCAACTAAAGCATGATATTCAAGTTTATCAATATCATCTAAACTTATTCTATAGCTATTTGAATCTGTTGATTTTAACTGAGCAATTATATGTTCATTTTGCCCATCCTCTTTAATTAGCCACCCAGCTCCTGACATAGGTGTAGCATCTAAACCATAACTTTTCATTACTTCTTTTTCATTTTTGCTATAAAATTTTCCATTTCTTTTCCCCATTTTTTTATTTAAAGTTTTTTCTCCTTTTTAAAATTTAAATATTTAACATTTTCTTAATTGGTGGGCCATATAGGATTTGAACCTATAACCAACCGGTTATGAGCCGGCTGCTCTTACCATTGAGCTAATGGCCCTTATTAAAAAGTATGAATTGATAAAATAGAAGAACTTTGTCACAATTAAATAAACTAATATTTTTAGAACGTAGCATATTTTATTACCAATTCATACTTTTAAATTGGCAGGGATAACAGGATTCGAACCTGTGAATCATGGAGTCAAATTCCATTGCCTTACCGCTTGGCAATATCCCTAAATTTGCTGGCTACATTTTTGAAAGGATGTTAAGTTGTCGTTCATACATTCACAATCATATATCATAAAGGAGTAATCGGATTCGTTTTCAGTAATTGGAGGACAAAATGTAGCCAGCCAAAAAATAAAGTCAAATACACATTAAATAATTTGTGTATTTATTTTCCTCTCTTAATTTATTCCTTATTTATATTTTTATTTTAACATATTTTAACCAAAATGTAAATAGTCAACATCAAATTTTATTCATTTTCTTTCTCTTTTAAATTCATTAAAATATTTGCATCCAATTTTAAAGCATTTATTAACACTTTATCATTCTTATCTTTTATTCTTGCAATTAAATCAAAACCTGTACTTGATTCAAAATCATAAAAATATTGATAATATCTTGTTTCTTTAAATTCTTCCGGATATTTATTTTTTAAGTAAATAAGTTGTTGTGCATTAGCATTGTAATTTGCATCTGATGTTATGCTATTGTCAAGTTCATAATATAAGTAGCTATGAAGTAAGATCCATCTTTGAATTATTTCTATTTTTTCAACTTCAGAAAAATATGGATTTTTAAATTTCATTTTTTAGCATTCCTTTCGTTATCTGTTGGTTTTCATTTTTTTTTTTTTTTTTTTT